TTCTCGATAATGAAGGATTGCAGCCAAATCAAAAATTATTTTTAAATTCAGAATACACGAAAGATCTAGATCTTTATCTTTATCAGGATGTCGGCTATGATCGATTAAACTTTATTTGTAATTCTTATGGGATTTTTTGTTCTGCATACGCAGCAACTTCCTTGAGGGAATACTTTGCAAATGGATTCGAGCATTATTTTCTAGACGCACCAAAATATCTTTCAGAGATTAGTCCACAACTTTACAAAAAAATAGAGGAATTACACGATTATGAATAGCGAATGGGTAGAAATTACCAAAAAACAAAATAAAATTTATGTCAGCATTAAACTTCCGCTTTTCGACAGGTATGGTTCTGTTGGGAGGCTCAAGATAACGAGAGCAATGGTAGAGCGCCTGTTGGTCTCAAGAAAAGAGGCTTTCGATAAATTTATCGAAGGGCCACTATTATTAAAAAACACAGAAAAAGGCTCCAATCAGGCAACTTGGGTTTTTGAATGTGTCAAAAAAATAAAAAGAATAACGCCAGTTAAGAAAAAAGCCCGAAGAACCAGAAAAAAAGTAGAAAAAGTAGAAAAAGTACTTGACAAATCTCCTGAAGATGTTATAATAGAAGTAGAGAAAAAAGAAACTATCACATCATCTGAGGCACAATCTGTCACCGAGGAATAATTGCCACACATTTCGTTTTCGGAATTAAAAAATTGGAATTTCTGTCCTTTTTATCACAAATTAACTTATATTGATAAATTAAAAGGATTTAGAGGAAATGAATATACTGCCTTTGGGACAGCAATTCATGACGTCGCCGAGAAGAAGATGTTAAATGAAACATTCGAAGCTCAAGAATTCTTTGTTAAAAGGTTTGAAGAATGTTTATCGGAACTCGACGGCGACATTGTTTTCCGCGAAGATCCTGAAAAAATGGCAACACAAGCCATGGGAATCTTACCAGAAATTATGCCAGCGATCTCTGAATACTTCCCAGCTGGCTATGAGGTAATTTCAACAGAAGAACCACTGATGGTACCAATTGAGGCCGAGGATTATAATTTCAAAGGGTACATTGATGCAGTTGTGAAGACCTCGGATGGAAAATACCACATTATTGATTGGAAATCCTGTTCGTGGGGTTGGGATATGCGCCGCCGTTCTGATCCAATGGTAACTTACCAACTAACATTATACAAGGTTTTCTTTGCAAAGAAGCACGGAATTGACTTGAAAGATATCGAAACGCATTTCGCACTATTAAAAAGAACAGCAAAAAAGTCGAGGGTTGAGATTTTTAGAGTTACAAGTGGAAGCAAAAAAATAGAGAACGCCACAAACCTTTTAAAGAAGGCGCTCTTTAATATTAAGAAAAAAAATTACATTAAGGACAAGCGGTCGTGTACGAAATGCGAATTTTGTAGATCGCCGGAATGTCCATAGAGGTTTAAATGACAGAAAAAAAGAAGATTTTGGTGATCTCTGATCACCCGCTGGCTCCATCGGGAGTCGGCACACAAACTAAATATATTATTGAGACACTTCTAAAGACCGGCCGTTATAAATTTGTTTGTTTAGGTGGAGCAGTAGCTCACAAAGACTACAAGCCGCAAAGGGTCACACCATTTGAGGAAGACTGGATAATTCACCCCGTCAAGGGGTACGGAAGCCAAGAGATGATTAGATCTTTAATTTTCAATGAAAAGCCAGACTTGCTTTGGTTTATGACTGATCCTCGCTTTTATGGCTTTCTGTGGATGATAGAAAATGAGGTCAGAAAACATGTTCCGATGGTTTATTATCATGTTTGGGACAATTATCCCCTTCCTACTTTTAATAATCAATTTTATAGTTCGACGGATGTTATAGCTTCTATTTCTAAGGTTACATACGATATCGTCAATAGGGTTTCTCCTCATGTTGAAAATCATTATATTCCACACGCGGTTGACGCTTCTATTTTTCATCCATTTCCTGACGATCAAATAGCCAAACTCAGAAAAACACATTTTAAAGAAGAAAGTGGCCGAGTCACTTTCTTCTGGAACAATAGGAATGCTAGAAGAAAGATGTCAGGTTCCTTAATTTATTGGTTTAATGAATTCGCGAATGAAGTTGGGCCGGACAAGGTGCGCTTGCTCATGCACACGGATCCACACGACCCTAACGGTCCAAACTTGGAAAAAATTCTGGAGGATTTAGGAGCTACTGATGGTCGCATTATTTTTTCTACTAAAAAAATAGCCCCATCCGCCCTGGCTGCGATGTATAACATGTCAGATTGCACGATTAATATTTCAGATGCAGAAGGCTTCGGCCTAGCAACTCTAGAATCGCTTGCGTGTCAGACTCCGATTATCGTCAACATGACTGGAGGCCTGCAAGAACAAGTAACAGACGGAGAACAGTGGTTTGGAATAGGTCTTACGCCGGCCTCAAGGGCTATCATAGGCTCTCAGCAGGTTCCATACATCTATGAGGACAGGATTTCTAAGGAAGACTTTATACAGGCTCTGAGAGACATTTTTTCGATGAGTCATGAAGAGAGGCGCCTCCTCGGCATGAAAGGGCGCCACCATGTCACAAAAAATTACAATTTCGAAAACTTCCAAAAACAATGGGTCGACCTAATCGACTCGGTTGTAGAGAATCATGGCTCGTGGGAAACGAGAAAAGGATATAAACCGTGGGATTTTAAGGAGATTACAAAATGAAGCATAAAATCATATTAAAAGGGCCAGTTTTATCACAATCCGGATACGGAGAGCAGGCAAGGTTTGCTCTCCGCGCTCTCCGATCAAGGCCAGATCTATTCGATATTTATATTGTCCCAACAAACTGGGGTCAGACCGGCTGGGTAAGTGATTCAAACGAAGAAAGAACGTGGATGGATGAAAGAATCGCACAAACACATGTCTTCACGCAGCAGGGTGGACAGTTTGATATTTCCGTGCAGGTGACAATTCCAAACGAGTGGGAAAGAATCGCACCTATCAATATCGGATATACCGCAGGAATTGAAACGACAAAGGTCGCTCCCGTATGGCTCCAAAAAGCCAACGAAATGGATAAGATCATCGTTGTTTCAAATCATTCGAAGGATGTTTTTGAAAACACAACATACCAGGGGCAAAACAACCAAACCGGACAACCTGTTCACTTAGCTTGTCAAACTCCAATCGAAGTGGTTAATTATCCTGTTAGAAATTTCAAGAAACAAAAGCTTAATTTAAAGCTCGATTACGACTTTAATTACCTTGCAATTTCTCAATGGGGCCCAAGAAAGAACTTTGACAATCTCGTCAAATGGTTCCTGGAAGAGAATTTTGATCAAGAAGTCGGACTTGTCCTCAAGACTTCAGTCAAAAATAACAGCATCATCGACAGGGAGCACACCGGATCAAGGCTTAAATCTCTGCTTCAAAGATATGGAGGAGACAACTGCAAATGTAAAGTATATCTTTTGCATGGAGATTTAACTCCTGAAGAAATGAATGGTCTATATCAGCATTCCAAAATTAAGGCACTTGTTTCTACAGCCCATGGCGAGGGATATGGGCTACCACTTTTTGAAGCAGCTTATAATGGGTTGCCAGTAGTTGTTTCCGGATGGTCGGGTCACTGTGATTTCCTTTATATGCCAGACGCACGAAGGAAGAGTGGAAAGAAAAAGCCAATGTTCGCGTCCGTCGAATATGATCTTCAAAATGTTCAACCAGAGGCGGTTTGGGAAGGTGTTATCCAGGCAGACTCACTGTGGGCTTTCCCAAGGGAGGGGTCCTTTAAGCGCCGATTGCGTGAGGTTCGCAGCGAATATTCACGGTTTAAGAGAAATGCCAAGAAGCTTCAAAAGTATCTTGTTGAGAACTTTACAGAAGAAGGGATGTATAGTCAGTTCTGTAAGCATATCTATAATCCATCGGAAGAAGAAATGGAGTGGCTCGCAGAGCTTGAAAAGATAGAGGTTATTTAGTCAATGACAGACTTTGGTATAATTCAAGTAACTACGGGCCCCTCTAAGAAAAATATAAAAAGAATGATCAATTTAAAAAATGAAGTCATTCCATCTTGTATAGAAGCTTCCGGAGGAAAATATACTCTAGTATCTCCCAAAAATGAAAGACTCAGGGACACTGTAGAGAGTCTCGGAGGCACATTTGTTGAATATGATGCGTGGGAAAAGGATAAATCTAGAAAATTCAGAGAGGGATTAAAAACCAGGAATGAAGAGTGGCTAGCTTTCTGGGATGATGATATAATCCCAGATAATGATTGGAGAAAAAATATCGATGAATTTTTGAAAGATGCACCTCCGGCACAATATGGGTTTCGATTAACAGATAGGGGTGGGAAAAGGCATGAATTTGGAGAGGATTGGATGCAATTTCCAAATCCACAGCTTGGTCTTAGGCATCGAGGTTTAAAATATGATGTTGATTCTGGCTATATTGAGAGGTCCCCCACATGTTACGTCTCCAATTCCATTGTACACAAGGATGTTTATGGGATGGTGGAACCATTTGGGATATTCCAGCAAGCGCCTGATGTTAGATGGAGCTTTGCCATAAAGGAGGCAGGATTTGAAGTTGATTTTATCTTGTCGGCACGGGCATTTCACATTGGAAACAGAAAGGATAATCGATGAATACACCCCCAGAGTACATAGTCATATTGAGTTTGTGGAAGCGCGGCGAGTGGTTAGAGGAGCAAGTAGATTTATTCACAAATCAAACAGTTCCCCCAAAGGAGGTTTGGATTTGTCATGGATTGAATTCTGAAAATTCTCATTTTTTAGAAGATTTGGAAAATAAAGTAGATAGAATATTAACAATCGAAGACGGTGGTTCTGTATTTTCTCGATTTGAGATGGCTAGAGATAGCAAAGAAAATTTATTTTTCATTATAGATGATGATATGTTTCCAACCGAAAATTATTGCGAAAAATGCCTACACTTTTATGAGAGATTCTCAAAAAAGGAAAAAGATTGTATAATTGGATCATCAGGCAGGATTTTTAAAACTGATAAATATTTTCCAAATACAATGTTGGGATCTGTCAATTATTCAAATTTTAGTAAAGTTGATATTGGAACAAACGGCTGGTTTTTATCCGGAGAAAGTATAGAGTGTATGTTGGATAATCACATTACAAATGGATATAATAATTGTGAAGATATTGCCTTATCTTATTTAAATAGGGGAAAAAGAGAGGTAGATACTTATGTTATTAAACAGGGCCCCCACATAAATTCTGACAAATATAAACACAGAAGGGGTTTTGGGGACGAAGCCCTAAGTCATCAACAAAACCACACTGAGTTTTATAAACAAAGAAATGAAGTTTTAAGATTTTATAGAGAAGTGTCAAAATGAAAATTTTATTTGTAGCAGTCTTTGATAATTTATATAAAAGTACAAATAACTCTCAATTAAGAAACCTAATTCAGTGTGGCCACCACGTTGTGGGTTATAATTTTAGAGAAAATGCTAAAAAAATGGGGTTTTCAAAAAGAGATGATCATCTTTTGGAGATCATTAGGGCGGGAAATTTCGATCATGTCTTGATTAGCAAAGGTGAAAATATTAATATTTTTGATAAAATAAGGGAGTACTCTAAAATATCTTTGTGGTTCATGGATCCTTTAAGTTCATATAATGAGGAAATGAAAAGAAAAACAAAAAAAGCAGATTTTTTCTTTTGTGATAAAAAGAACGTTCTCGATGTTGCTGGAGAGATTAATCAAAATTCATTTAGAGTTTGTGAGGGGTACGATCAGTTTGTTGATAGGCCACATAATTTAGCAAAAAAATATGATTTATCTTTTATTGGGTCGATTTATGGGAACAGGCTTTCCAAAATAAAATCAATAAAAAGGAATGTCTCTCTTTTCAATAACAAGTTTGGCTCCGAGCATGCCAAGGTTGTTAGCCAAACAAGAATAAATTTAAATTTATGCACATCGAATGGCGCCTCTGACAGAGTATACAAGATCATGGCTTCTGGGGGATTTTTAATTACTGATGACTGGGATGGTAGAGGGAGAGATTTTATAAATGGGGAAGACTTGGTCATTTTTGAAAATAATAGAGACCTAAATGAAAAGATAAATCACTACTTACAAAACCCAAAAAAAATGAAACTAATTTCACAAAATGGATACAAAAAAGTAAAAAAATTTAGTAGATTGGCTTGGGCAGCTGACATCACCAATATTATGGACGGCCCACAATAAATGAATAATATTGGAATTATCATTGGCACACGGCCACAATATATAAAAATAAAGCCCCTCGTAGATATGCTGAAGATTAGAAAGTTGAAGCACTTTGTTGTGGACACAAGCCAGCATTATTCTGAGAGCGTTTCTGGGAATATCATAAGAGATCTAAAATTGAAAATAGATTATCAAATAAGGAACCCAATGGGGTCTGAAATTATATTCATCTGCGAAACTTCTAAAAAATTAGAAAAGATTTTAGAAAAAGAAAAACCAGACATTGTAATTGTTATAGGCGATACGAATTCAACATTTTGCGGCTCCTTGGCATCTTACAAGATGGGAATTCCTCTTGCACACATAGAATCCGGTATGCGTTGTGGAGACATTTCAGTCCCAGAAGAAATAAATAGATTATTTGCAGATTCGGTTTCTACTTGGAAATTTTGTTCTTCATACGATGCTGTCGAGAATCTAAAATCTAAAGAAGGAATTTATACCGGGGACCTAGAATATGAGCTGCTAAACAATATGAATCCCAGCATCTCTCGCGGTGATTTTGGTGTCATGACAGTACACAGACAGTCGAACTGCAACTTGGAGAGATTAAAGTGTATAATGGATTTTTGTAAGAATACAGAAAATAAAATAATCTTTCCAGTACATCACAGAATAAAACAATATATTTCACAGATAAAAATACCAAAAAATCTTGATTTGATCCCCCCGGTGAGTTATACTGAGATGGTAAATTTACTATCTTGTGCAAAGTTTATTATAACGGATTCCGGAAGCATACAAAAAACAAGTGGTTTTTTTGGAAAGCCGACAATTGTTGTGAGAAAAAATACGGAATGGGTCGAGACCGAAGAAGTTGGGATTGTTAAGAAGTTTGATGACTTCAGGCCATGCGAACTAAGGGAGTGGATTTTTAACTCAAAAATAAAAAGAATTACAGACCTCTACATAAATGAAGGAAGCCCATCGAGAATAATTATAAATACTATTTTAGGGGAGGAAAAAGATGAATGTCCCTCTTTTTGATCTATCCAGAATAATAAAACAATGCGAAGATGATTTATTGAATTCTTTTAAAAAAAACTTAAAAACTTGTAACTTCATTAACGGAAAGCCGGTTGAGTTATTCGAGCAGGAATTCTCTCGCAAAACTGGAGAAAAATACTGCAAAGGAGTGTCTAGTGGTACGGATGCTCTATTATCTATTTTGATTGCCCTCCAGTTGCCTCCGGGCTCAGATATCATTGTTCCATCTTTTACGTTTGGCGCAACCGCCATGTCTGTTGTCAGAGCCGGCCACAATCCAGTGTTTGCAGATTTGTCAAAAGGCTCTTTTCTCGTTGGATCCGAAGAGATCGAAGCCGCATGGACACAGAACACTAGGGCTGTTATTTTTGTAAATTTGTTCGGCGAATATTATGATGCATCTGATTTGAAAAAGATCTGTGATCATCGCGGTGCTTATCTGATCGGTGATTGTGCTCAATCTTTTGGAACAAAATATAGTAGTGATTATTTTGCATCAGCATTCAGTTTTTTCCCGGCAAAAAATCTCGGATGCCTGGGGGATGGCGGCGCCGTCGTAACAAGCTCGGAGGAGTTTATTAAAAAAGTCCGAGTAGTTTGCCAGCATGGTTGCAAGATAAAATATGATTATAGTATTCTAGGCGGAAACTTTAGGCTGGATACAATTCAGGCATCATTCTTGCGGGTTATGTTGGAATCGGTGGATTCATGGATTGAAAAAAGAAAACTTAATGCAAAATATTATTTAGAAAACTTGCAAGAAATAAGGGATATAAGGCTCCCAAGCAACACCATTCATCATTCGTGGAATCAATTTACTTTATTATCAGAAAGAAGAGATTCACTAAAGAAATATTTGGAGAACAATGGCATAGGCGTGGCAATTTATTATCCAAAGCCAATACATAAATGCGCTTTCTTTGACAATAAGGCGCTCATAGGATTGCCAGAAACAGAAAAAAGAAGTCTACAATGTCTATCAATACCAATTTATCCTGGACTGTCGAAGAAAGAGAGGGAATATATTGTAGAAAAAATTAGGAGTTTCTCGTGAGCTACATACATCCGATGTCGAACGTATACGATAGTGCAATTTTGGGAGAAGACGTGAAAGTCGGAGCCTTTGCCGAAATAGGAAAAAATGTTAAAATAGGAAAAGGAGTATCTATAGGTTGTGCATCATTCATTCCAGAAAATGTCATTATCGAGGATAATGTTTTCATCGGCCCACATGTTGTGTTTACGAACGATAAGCACGCTCCTTCCAACGGCGCGTGGCGTGATTTGCCGCCAACTATCGTCGAGTCCGGCGCCTCTATAGGTGCAAATTCCACAATTTTACCAAACCTAACGATAGGTCGAAATGCCACAATAGGCGCCGGCTCGGTGGTGACGAGGGATGTTGCGCCACACGGAATTGTATGCGGAAACCCAGCAAAGGAAATTATAAAAAATGAAAAAAAATAAATTTGGATTAATCGGTGCGGCGGGCTATGTCGCACCGAGGCACATGAGGGCGATAAAAGATACTGGAAATATTCTCAATGCAGCACTAGATCCTTTTGATTCTGTGGGAATTATTGATTCCTATTTTCCTGAATCGTCGTTTTTTACCGAAACAGAGAGGTTTGAAAGACATATTGATAAAATGAGGCGTTCTGGCAAAGGCCTTGATTATTTGAGCATTTGTTCCCCGAACTATCTTCATGATTCTCACATCCGACTGGGACTCAGGAATGACTGTGAGGTTATTTGTGAAAAGCCTTTAGTGATTAATCCAAAAAATGTAAAATATCTAAAACTACTAGAAAAGGAAAGTGGCAGAAAAATAAATAATATTTTACAACTACGCCTACATGAATCCGTTATAGACCTGAAACAAAGCATTAATAATAACAAGGTTTATGATATTGAGTTGACTTATATTACCTCTCGTGGTAAGTGGTATGATTATTCTTGGAAATCGAACATTAGTAAATCCGGCGGCCTCTCAATGAATATTGGTATACATTTTTTTGATATGTTGATGTGGATATTTGGTCCCCCACTAGAAAATGTAGTTTTTCTTAAAGAAAACAAAACGATTTTTGGATTTTTAAAGCTCGAAAGGGCCAACATTAAGTGGCTATTAAGCATTGACGGTGAGCTGTTGAGGCAAAATAAAATTTCAAAAAAAATGTATAGATCCATAAAAATTGGAAAAAAAGAATTTGAATTTAGCCATGGCTTCGAAGACTTGCACACGAAATCATATGTAGAAATACTAAAGGGTGGCGGATTTGGTATTGACGATTTGTCCCCTTCTTTAGAATTGGCATCGAAAATAAACAAATCCAAAATTCATCAGGCCCCAAATAATTTTTCACACCCACTATTGAGGTATTTAAGATGACAAAAGTTTTATACATAACACCAAATGGTGTAGCAAATAGGTCACCACAGATAGATATGGCAGAATTCTTATCACAAAGATTTGAAAAATTAGATTTATTAGTTTATGGTACCTCTAGGATCCCAGATCTCCAAACAAGGTATGACGTGGTTTTTGCGGCTATGGAGGCTTGCATTCCATATGCATATGAAATTTCTCAAAAAATGGGAATTCCGATCTATTCACACTGGGAGTGGATTCCTCCATTTAGGATTTTTGGATATCCCGGTGGTGACGATCCGTTAAAGTGGGGTTTCCAAGAGGGCGATGCAAAACACTTATATAAAAATAAGTCATTTTATTCAAAATATGATAAGATAATTAAGTGTTCTATCAATAGCAACATTAATTCGTGTGCTGGTGTCTCTTTTAAAGAATCTGCTGTAAAGTTCTCAAATAATAAAATGGATAATTGCTTTATAAAATATCCCCATGCGACAATTAATTTGAACAAAGAAAGAAATAACAAAAAAAGAAATTATTTTATAACAGTTTCCAGACTTGTACCAAATAAGCTGGTTTACAAAATAGCGGAAGCAGTAAGGTGTGCAAACCTAAAAACAACCTGGGTCATAGTTGGATCTGGACCAGAACAGCATAGGATAGAAAATTTATTTAAAGACTCAAATACAGAGGTGAAATTTTTTTCAAACATAAATGGAGAAAAGAAATATACTCTTCTCTCTGGCGCCCTCTTTCAATTAAGTGCATGGCATGGCCTCCCACAGCTAGAGGCGGCCTTGGTTGGTGTTCCAACCATAAATTATAATATTGAATACATAAAAGAATTATATGGAGATACTTTAGTGTGGGTTGATAATGAAAAAGAAATGTCAGAAAAGATAAAAGAGCTTTTTAGTGTAGCTATCGGGGGCAAAAGTCTGGCTTACCTCTCTGATCCTCTTTACGAGAGTGCCACAAATAATTTATTAAATATAAATACGATGGAACAATCTGCTGACATAATTGAAGAAACTTTGAGAAAAATTTTATAATATTTTGGAGGAATGAGGATGGATAAAGAATTATTAAATCTTACGGAAGAAGAATTGAGTCTGTGGTATGAAGAAAATTATGATAAAAATTGGTTTTTTAATTGTGATAGCGTAGAATATCTAAAAAATTATTATACAAATCATCGCCCACATCTACTTACACGCTATCAGAAATGGTTTGCCGGCATAGATCTTGCTGGCCACGGACTAGATCTTGGGTTTACTAATGGAAGGGGAATTTATTTTTTATCCAAGATCTTTCCAAATTGTAAAATTACAGCAATTGATTTTAACAAAAATACAGAATTAATACATGATTTTTTGAAAGATCTGATCCCTCAGATTGTAGAATTGAGAACTGAAAATTGCTCTGAATTATCAGATGAGAGTGAAAAATATGATTTTTGTACGTCGACAGATTTTTATGAGCATTTAGACGAGAATACATATTTTAAATCAATAAGAGAAGTCCACAGAGTATTGAAAAAGCAAGGAAAATTTTGCGTATATTTGGGGAAAACAGTCCTACCAGAACATATTAATTTGCGACCTGATTGGCAAGTATTCCAAGATATGAAAAATAATGGATTTAGATTTGTGGATAAAAAATGTGATTTATTGGTGTTTGAAAAATGAAAAAAAACATTATTCTTTGTTTTATGATGATGATATGATTGAGGTCGTTTATAAATTGTGTAAAGAGGACATAAATAATTTTAAATATAATTTTGAATATGGAGGCACACGATGAAGCTTGCAATAATCGGAAATGGTTTCGTCGGAGAGGCGATCTACGAAGGGTTGAATAATTATTACGATATTCTTGTTTGTGATAAGGACCCCTCTAAATCGACTTCTTCTGTGGAAGAGATAAATAGAAATGCGAAATATGTTTTCATCTGTGTTCCGACACCAATGTTGGAGACTGGCGAAATAGACGTATCTATTATCCAATCTGTGTTAGATGAAGTAAATACAGACAAGATTTTGATTATTAAATCAACAATAACTCCTCACGCCGCAGAAGAATTATTAGAAAACAATAGACATAGAATAATTTTAAATCCAGAATTCCTCACAGAGAAGACAGCAAAAGAAGATTTCAAAAATCCCTCTAGAATTGTTTTGGGAGGCACTCCAGAAGATACTGGAGAAGTTAGGTCAATTTACGAGAAAGTTTTCCCAAAGGTAAAATATATAGAGACAGATCATAAAACTGCGTGCTTCATCAAATATGTTTCTAATTGTTTTTCTGCTGTTAAAATCTCTATTATGAACGAATTTAAACAAATGGCCAACAAAGATGGGATAAACTGGGAGCACACTTTGGATGGCATGCTTTCATCTGGGTGGGTCAACCCAATGCACACTCTCGTTCCGGGAACAGATGGTAATCTGGGTTTCGGTGGAAAATGTTTTCCAAAAGATATTAACGCATTCATTAACTACGCAATTCAGATTGGAGTTGAGCCAGGGGTTCTAAAATCTTCTTGGGAAAAAAATTTAGAAGTCAGGAGAGATAGAAATTGGCTAGATATTCCTGGTGCAGTCACAAAATCAAAATAATTCACTTTATTCCTTGACAAATGCGGAATAAAAGGTTATAATATAGATACAAAGGAGATAATTATGCATTTATCAAATCAAGCAATCGGCGCAGTAATGATGGCGCTACAAAAATCATTGATGGAACAATCAGACATTGTTCCTGTCTTTCAAGAATTCGTCTTTAAAGAGACCGACGATGGGTTAGTGGTGGAAAATCCGCCCATTTTAGAGTTTGGTCAACAAGAGGAAGAAGAACAAACAGATGCCGAGGTATAATTATCATTGCGAAGATTGCGATGAATACTTCGAAATAAAGCACGGCATGTCGGAAAGCCTGGAGAATTGCAATATTTGTAACTCCCAGGCCTTTCGTCGTGTTCCATCTATACCTTCTTATATAAACAAAATCAACAAGAGTTCCGACAAAAAAGTTGGATCCGTTGTTGAAGATTACATAAAGAAGAATAAAAAATCTATTTCTGAAGAAAAAAAGAAATTGAGAGAAAAGGAATATAAAGCATGAATTGGACAGTAATCTTCGGGATCTTTGTCCTATTGTTTATTTTTAGTCTTGTTGCCCACGCAGCTACTTTATGGTATGTGGCTAACCTTGTCAAGCAGGTCAGATACTATGATGAAGAATTAACAGAAAACACGACAGTCATCAATAATTTTACCAATCACTTGAGATCTGTCTATGAATTGGAAACATTTTACGGCGATGAAACTCTGCGCCACCTATTGCAACACGCAGAGGATTTAACCTCTGTATTCGATCAATATAATTTGTATTCCGACTCAGACAAAAAAGAGGAAAGTATAAATGACGACATCTCAAGTCCCTAAGAAGAAAAAACGTAGAAGAATAAGAAGAAGTAAAAACTCAAAAAAATATTTCACAAAGATTCATGAAAACGCAATCATAGAATATAATAATTCAACGGATTATGATCGCCGAGAAGAGTTATACAGGACGTTAATCCAGCCACCATTGAGTGAAATGGTAGACAAAATAGTTTTCACTTACAGATTTACAACCCTCCCAAACATCGATACTTTACGCGAAGATTGTAAAGTTTGGCTCACGACTGTTCTCGATAAATACAAGCCGGAAAAGGGTTCTAAAGCTTTTTCTTACTTCTCTGTAATCACGAAAAACTGGTTTATCCAGAAAGTAAAGAAAAATAAAAGAAGCCGACAAAGAGAGATAGAGTTTCAAGATCTGTCAAAAGAAATGGAATTAAAATATGTCGCCGTAGAAATGGATTACGACGAAGTCCGCGAAAAAGATGAATTTTGGGCCCACCTTTGGAAGGAAATAGAGGGTTGGGATAAAATGAAGCTGCGGGAAAATGAAAAAAAAGTCCTCGAAGCCATAAAAATCATCCTAAGTTCTCCAGATGAAATAGAAATTTTTAATAAGAAGGCTATTTATTTATATATAAGGGAAATAACTGGTTTGAACACAAAACAAATTGTGAATTGTTTGAATAAAATGAGAAACCGTTATAGAATTTTTAAAGCCAAGTGGGACCGGGGAGATTTATGAAAAAGATCGACAAGTACATCGACGAAGCCATCAAAAACATAAGAAATGATAGAGATGTGACGCGCCGCCTACTTGACGATGTAATGGTCTATTTAAGTAAGAGTGATGAAAGGCATAGGGAGGTGGGAATAACCGCTGCGAAATATGTCGAAACCCTACAAAGATCCAATGAGCAGCTAGTAAAGGTTGCCACATTACTCCAGAAAAAAGAAACAAAACAAGAAGGTCTCACTGACAACGATAAGGCCGAAATCTTTGATTTGTTGCAGGAGACCTCTCAAAATGAATAATAACGACGACGACGACGCCGGCGACAAGTGGTTTCCACTTATCGGGGATTTGAATCCCATGACGATGCCATTCGGTGGATTTCGAATGTTGAATGAGATGATCCGCGCCGGAATTTCACAAACTAAAGCAGCTACAGAGTGGGTGATGGATCAGGGCCAAGATGCTCTGCCAACATTCCCGGTCCAAGCAATAGCACTCAAGGTAATAAAACCGCCGCCCGCTGGATTATTTGTAAATATATACCAGATGTTCGGATCAGTAAAGCCGCCCTTGAGGGTAATCGCATATATACCCGAACTTCACGCTCACATCCCACAGTGGAAATCGGAAAAACTTGCCGGCCTAGAAGAGGAGGAGAGGCTTAAGCACAACGAGCGTATTCTCGCAATGATATCGGACGGCGGAGGGGCATTTGTTATTTCTCCAGATACCGAGGGATATAAAGACATTGACGTGACTTCTGGTGACTTCTTATTGGTTGATTATAAAGACAGGAAGAATTTTAGCGGCGGAAGAATTTTGCAAACTCTTGACAGAAACACGGCGAATTTCCTGCCTCCCGAATGGGCCCAACCAGGAACTACACCCGCCGGGACACCCAGCGCTACCGCTACCAGCGCCGACCCTAAAAAAGCATTTAAAAACGGCAACTCATCGCCATTAATAGATATTCTTCCGGACTCTGTTTTGGACGTCCCGCCAATAGAATTTAATAATGAAAAATTAGATCCAAACATCCCTCCAGATTACCGACCATTTCTTCATCCCTTAAATGGAGTGCTGGCCGGCTCGATCCATTCTCCAACATATGTAAGGGGCGACCGTTCCGGCACCCACGCCGGCATAGATATCGGGACGAATGGGACCCCCATTTACGCCATGGCTGACGGATATGTTGCACATGCTGACACAGCCACAGGTAAGCAGATACAGCGCGAAACACAGCATAGATATGCAATTGGCGTGACGGACACCGGCAGGGTGGACGAGAAGGGTAAAAAGATATATTCAAAATCATTTGACTCTGGAATGAATAGCCAAGCCGGCTGGCATTGTGAGTTGCTCCACTGGCCAGAGCGGTTGACCCGCGAGCAAAGAAAAAGCGGCGGAAGTCAGGGACATAACGCCAAAAGTTCAATTTGCTACGGCACCAGATATCTCCACATGAAAGAACCCCCCCTTGTTAAAACGGGTCAAAAGGTCAAAAAAGGTCAAATAATCGGCTACGTTGGTGGAACTCCGTGGTTTAAAGCCCATCTGCATTTAGATGTGGTTTACAAGGGAGTTTACGTCGATCCGGGCCCATATTGTTATTTGGACATAAATGCAATTGCAATGATAGAAGACGAAGGAAATGGTGCCATCCGAAATAATGATACGACCCCAGGCGCCTCCGGGTGGTGCAGAAAAACCGTCAAGAGCAATAAAGACAAAGACTTGAGGATAAATTATAGAGTTGGCACCTTTATAACCGGGCAACAATATATCTCGCCTAAAGTTGAGAGAAACCCATACTCCAAGCCAGGGCGCTCAATTAATAGAATATGGTATAAGCCAGTAATTGGAAATCCGCTGACAGAAGCGGAGCTAACTTATGTAGTTAATCAACCAAAAGTATCAGAAACTTCAACAGAGAATCCGGCAGCCACAGACGTCGGCAACGAAAAACAAGCAGATATTTCTAAGTCGCCGCAGGCAAGCGCCCCGCCCACCGCGAAAAGTTAAGGAGGAGAAAAGAAATGCCATTAATTATACCAGCCATTTATACAGCCTACAAGCTACAGGCAACATCCCTTTCCATCGCCGCCCGAACTTACAAATACTTAACCAAAGGGCAGGAAGAGGTTGTTAATCTGGGTGTTTGTGAGGCCACGGATGATACCTCTGAATCACCAAGGGTAAGCCAAACAGACTTCGACCCTTCTGTTTTGGGCCTAAATAACGCCCGATCAGCTGAGGCCGTCCCCCTCTACGCTAAAGCAGCCGGCGAGAAAGAAATTACAAATAATAATAATGCAAGAATTATATTAGGGAGAGACCGCCCCGCATCCAAAGCAAGCGGCTATGGTGGCGCCGGCCACTCGCAGGCCTCTGCGATAGACATTTCTGTTGGCACAATGAATGCTGTCGGCCCAAGAGAGGGAATCAGCGCTGATCCAAACTTTAAAGCAGATTCTGCCAGAGTCTATATAAGTCAAAAAGCAGACATAGATGATTATTTAGATTTATGCGACGGATCCGTCGGCCGCTCCGCATCCCGCTCAACCATTGGTTTGAAAGCTGACGCAGTAAGAATTGCATCCAGGCAGGGAATCAAACTTGTCACTGGCACCGACGATACAAACTCGTGGGGCTCTCTTCTTATGGCCACAAAGGGAATCGACCTTATTGCAGGAAATAATGACGAAGATTTGCAGCCGATACCCATCGGCGGTAATTTGGTCGAGGCGATAAAAGATTTAAAAGATAATCTAAGTGATCTTAACGCCACTGTTTTAGCATTTATGATGAATCAGATGGCATTTAATGCCGGCGTACAGGCCCACACCCACAACCCGTCTTTTGGAATGGCCCCCTCTTTGGATTTAATCCCGGTAGGTGTTCCAGTTGCAACAAATTTAATTTCGAAGTTACCGAACCTCTGGCTAAATAAAATAAATATGCTTATGTTTGATTTTAATTATTTATATCCATTTGGACCAAAATACATTAACGGCCAAAACAGGACAAATTAAGATGGAAGAAGAGTGCAAATTAGAATTTCCAGAAGAGGTGAATTGTACACCGCCTCCAAATAAATGTAAAAAAAACCCGGCACCAACTCCAGACTGGAGGAAGACAGAAGAGCCCTTTATAAATGAAAAAGACTCAACTTATTCCGACACAATTGTTCTAAAGGAGGAAGTAAAGACTCTTGAAGAGGTGGACGCGTCCGCCGTAAAAATCGAAGCCCTCGACGACCTTTTGGGTTTTTATGGAAAATCAAGAGATAATTTAAAAGATTTAATTTCAATGGAAGATCTGACGCTAGAGGATTTATATATTGATCCTAGGCTTAAAATCTTGCCAAAAGTCTTAGTAACAGTCCCGGTTGAAATTTTCGAAAAAATACCCTCCACCGACGAACCTCCCCCTTTCGACACCCCCTTCGATGACAAAGCAGACGAGTCCACATCCAAAGCCGACGCGTCCCAAAACCATTCTGTACCGACAAAAGAAGCCGATTCTGCAAAAAATATAATACCCGATCAGGTTCTGGATAATTCAATCCCGGCTGCCTCAACACCCCGACCGCCCCAAACCACAAACCCTGGCACCCCACTCAGCGCTTTCGTCGTTTTTAAGGCAAAAAAAATGTCTGAAATGTTTGATAATGTGGCAAAGAAAATGATAAAGCTCTCGAAAGAGCAAGTCTCAGTATCATATTATGACCCAGCACAAACAACATCCATAAATTTGTCGAAAGAGGCCTCTCGCCTAGCCGGCTTCAAGGGGGCTCTTTTGAGATTCCTGGGAAAAAATGGCTTTTCAATTAAGGAATTGCAAAAAATAAAAATTGGGTTTAATGGAAGCTTGGATTATGTGAAGGTAGGCCAAAAAAAGGGATGCTCTGAATTTTTAGTTCAAGGACTAGAGGAGTTCAAAAAACACAGAGATGCATCTAATTCAAATACTATACTTTTAGTGCAAAGACTTCCAGAAATTTATTCCGACCTTAATGCTAAGGACCCAATAGGGTGGCGAGAATTTACTCAAAAATATTTGGGACAAGGTGCATCTGGGAATGATTTTATAGATATGAAGTCTGCCGGCGAAATTTATCCCTTTAGAAAATTTATTGAGGACCAATATAATTCCAAGCCTTATAAGACTCTCAAGGATTCCTTGCAGGTTGCAAAGGCCCTAGAAGATCCTCAATCTATGAGGCAAAGATACCAAATGCTCATTGATGAGCGAATCCCCGTCGGTGACGAGCTGGTTAATGCATTTCCAGAGCTTATTAATAATTACGGAAATGATTCTGATGTATATACTTTATGGGGAGAGGTGGTAAACTCTGTCGCGAAAAGAGGAGTGTCTGCTCTCGCGCGAATCGGCCTAAATAAGGCAATGCAAGAGTTATCAATTAACGAGATCAATGAAATTCTTTCGGCCAATTTTGTTTTAAATTTAGATAATGCCTCTTTGGTTAAATTTTTAGACCTTCTCCCAACTAGCCAAAGAGAAATCACAATTAACCAGGCGGTAAAATTTAATTTAGCTGCTAGCAAATTAACTGATGAAGAGAAGGAAATATTAAAAGAAGCAAAAAAAGAAGAAAAAGAAGCAAAAAAAGAAGCAAAAAAAGAAGCAAAAGAAGCAAAAAAAGAAGCAAAAGAAGCAAAAAAAGAAGCAAAAAAAGAAGCAAAAGAAGCAAAACAAGAAGAAGAGGGAGCAAAAGAGGACGCAGTGCAGAGTGCCCAAGAATCTCTAGCCTTTGTAATGCAAGGTTTGGAGAATTTTGTCCCCCCATGGGAACAAGGCCGCCGCGAAGGAAGTTTTTCAAGCGCGCAAATTTCGAACCAGAACCCCTCTTACGACGATGAAGTCTTGTCAATCTATGAGGAAAAATTAAAATTTGGAACTATTGCCTCCGGAGGATCTTCAGAACAGGATGAATATATATATGATGCCTATAGACAGGCAATAATCGAAGAAATTGATCCTCAAAGCATTTTAAATCTCGCCTCTTTACATTTTGAAGGCCCGGATTTTTATTCTACATTTTGTTTGAAACAGCCAGCAACTTTTTCTTTAGAGGGGTCTGTTCCTGGTGTAAATCTCCCGGCCCTGTCCTTCCCGGATTTACCTAAATTTAATAAACCAATCAAGCTTCCAAAATTCCCAAAATTTCAAATAGGAGACTTCTTAAAGCCAATTATAGAAGAGGCTGAAAAAATAATTGTTAAAATTGCCGTAAACACTATTTTAAATATTATAAGCAAGATTTTATCAACGCTCGGAGACGGAATCTGCAACGAACCATTAAATTTTGGAATTGGAGACGTTCCAGCCGCAGACATCAGAGCTATAATAAATAATTCACTCCAATTACCACCCGATTCTTCCGCCCAATCTACCGATCATTACCTCACAGCGCTACTAGCCAAGGCCGGATACACGCAGGACCTGTCGAACAATACACGCCAATTGGTTACTGACTTCGTCGATGATATTTCGGTTACCTTGACAGAGAGAGAGTTGCTCTCTCTCTTAAGGGGCGATGCCAATCCCGAAGTCCTAAAGTTAATTTCTGAATTGGCAAAAATGAGAAATAACAGTTTTTCAAATAATTTAACAAACCCCAATATCGTTGCGGACCTCTTTAGTTCATTAAGTAATTTTATTCCCAAAAAATACCTCGAAGACAATGGCTTAGCAGATGTCGGAAATCCCAGCAGTGTAGGAATTTGTAAATCACAGGGCGCCCTTGATAAATTTAGCAGATTAAGATGCAATCTTCTTCAGCAAAATAAAGGAATCCCAGAAACTGAATGCGCAAAACACCTAGAAACGCTAAAGAAGATGGCAAAAAATGATGTAGAAGATTTAAATAATATTCTCCAAAATTTGGACGGAATGCTTGAGTGTTCAATACCTAAAATTTTAGACGACCCATCATGTCCGGACCAAGAATCTGATGCGCTGCTCCCCCTCGCTCCCCCCGAAATAAAAGCGGCGACAGACAGCGCTACAAAAGCTTATTTTGATGGGCTTAGTATTGCGTTTATCGATGATTTAATCGACCACCAAGGTTTTCTGGATATGGTCTTATCCGACAAGCTGGGTGCTGGCTATAGACAACACAATAATTTAATCTCGGGCCCATTTGGTAAGGAAAAAGGAGACGATTTGGGGTTTTTTCAACTGTTTGCGTCCGCCGGCTCTGACGGAAAGTCTCTTCTTTTGAAGCTGCTCGCCAACGAAGGGGAAACCACAGGCTCTCTCGCCAACTACCCCACAACCGTAGCAGACAACTTAAAGAAGCAATTAGAAAACGAGGGGAACTTTACAATGTCCTATTCCACCGAACATGACGTCGACGTTTTTGAATATTCGTTCCCAAAGGACACTAATGGATATGCCTTTATAATAAAGGACAAGAGCCTAAACGCAAAAGAATATCAATTAACAATTACAGATTTCTTGACAAAGAAAAAAACCAAAGGCAATGAAATCATAATTGAGGGGGATGAGGCTATAGATTCGGATTTACAAAATTATTTAGAATCTGATCTGCAAATTAATTTAAATTCTCCAAATCAAAACAAAAAGACCGCCATTCAAAAAATTATTCTGAATAGTTGGAAATCTGTACCCGGCTATTCTTCGTCTCACGATGCTCTTTTAGAAAAATTTGGAGAGGAACTGTTTTATTATTTTTATAAAAGATATCTAAACCTCATCGCCACACAAATTGTAGATTCGGGCGCCTCATCCTCATTTTATTTTGGATATGATGAATCCGCCGAAGCGGAGATCATATGCCTAGATTATAAGAAATATGGCGGCAGCGAAGAGCATCCCGCCTTCTATCTCCAATACCCGGAAAGAACCGGATGGTTGGGGATCCTAGATAAAATGGTACCCGAGTATGACGGCCTGGAGCCAAGAAGAGAGGGGATTGTCAATTTCTCTGAAATTGCCTCCGAGGTTAGCGATAATACTAACTTATTTAAGGACGATTTGAGACTCAATGTTAACCAGAAAAAGATTTTTGTTCCACCATTTTATCAAATTTTTGATAGGAGTACGAAGGCCTTCATAGAGGGGGCTCTCAAATCTACTATAAGAATTTATATCGTAGACGTAATTCTAAAAGGCCTCCCGGCTTTTAACGCATTTTCGGTAAAATTTCCCCAAAATTATGATGACACGCTCGCTGCGTACATAGCTAAAGAAATGAAAGAGGGCCTCCTAGAGGAGGGAAGTAATTTTTTCGGCTTGAGAGAGGATTCATACTATTTGGAATTTTTGGAGCAAATGGTACAACTCTTCGGCGAGAAAGTAGACGCTGGTCTGGTCGACCCAACGGAGGCGGAATGGGCCGCCATCGATTATTTAAATAAAGAACAGGTAAAGCTTAATGGAGATTGCAAACAAGATAAGAAATTTAAGAAAAAGCAAAAATATGAGTTTCTGAGAAGGCAAGATATAGACGATGCAGCTCAAATTATAGCGAAAAGGTATGTTAAGGATGGCCTCGAAGAAGAGTCAAAAAGGTTTAGGGAGCAAATAAGTATAGATTCGTGGGATGTAGATCCTTATTTTATATCAACCGCAGATTGGATTAATTATCCTGCCGGCATCACCTCTTGGAATACCGGCCCCTTTAAAAAGGAGATGGCCGTCCGCGATGTGGTGCCGTCAGTCATAAAGGACGAAAATGATATTTTATACGACCTAAAAAAGATATCTGATTCCGGCGAGTATGGTTTTAGTACCGATCGACAAAATTCCGACTATAAGCCATTTATATTAGAAAAATATATAATGATAGAAGATTATGAAGCAGAAGAAGCAGACAGCTTAGGCCTGACAATCCCGGACGAGATTTTATACCGCGATCCTTCTCTGTTCGGAGTGGTTAACGTTGTAAAGTGGGACGAATTTTTAAATTCTATTGGGGAAACATATTCTGATAAAATGATAAGTGATTTTTGGAAGAGTTGGAAATTTGGAATAAGAATCAGTATTATCCCCCCATCGGGCGCATCCACGTCATCGAGCGAGAGCCAAAGTTGGGACGAAGATTTTAAAGAAATTTCAACCTCCCTATCTACGCAGGCATGCCAAAATACAAAGGCATTTAGACTCGGCACTTATCCAATCTGTTTGTTCCCAATTTCCTCCATGGAAGAAGAAATTGAAGACTCTCAGATTTTAAATTTCAGTGATGGAAAAATTATCACCAGCTTTGATAGTAAATTAACATGTTTATTGGTTGATTTCTTCGACAGCGCACAATACAAGGCCGTTTTTAAATATTCTTTGTCTTTTACGAGAATTCTGTCAATGTTGGCAATTTATACAATAAAAGGTTTTTTGCCCTCATTATCTCCCGGCGAAGACGCCATTTACTTGGGCCCTCACCGTGGCTTTAAAAGTTGGGATAGGCAGACCTTTAAAAAATCAAAAGACCAGGCCCGCATGATGTTCGAGGCGTTATACAACTCACAAAACCCCAATTATAAAGATCGCAAACAGCTGGGTTTCGCCGACAATTATAGAATACAAAAAACGATTAAGCTTCCCTTCATTGACGAAGGGTTGAAGTGGTGGGAGAGAAATCTGCAAAGAATGCGCCCGTTCGACAAGGAAGGAAAACCTTTATCTCACAGGTGTGATGTCTCCGAAGATCCACCAGTTCAGACATCGACCTCCAATAATTTGGACGACGAATCCGCGCGTACATCCACGCCGGATGAAGACAGTTCACTGATTTTTAAAACAGACAGTGCGTTGTTTGGATACTACCGCGATATAACCGAGGAGCTTTTTGGGGTTTTTGATGACCTATTAGAAAAAAACAGCGACCCCTTCATTGATCTTAAATTAGCGAGGCCACTTGGCTATACAGAATTTTCCACGCACGACTCGGAGTTTTTAAGGGAATATTTTAAATACACTATTTCTCAAATTCGCTCCATTAAGTCAACGCTCCCTCACTCCGGAGGTGCCAGGACTTTTGAGCCACCAAAGCTGCCACCTTCCTACGAAACCGCGATGACTGCAACCGGAACAACCGGCGAGGACTCTATGGGGTCACTGGCCATAAATATTTTGGAAAAAATTCTAGATTCACTGGACAGCCATATATCTTCTATAGAAGATTCCTCCTCCCCTAGCGGCAAAGGAGGCTCTAATACAGTCTTTAACAACGCTATTGCAAAAAATAACCTTAGACACAAAGAATTAAGTGGTTTAATTGCAGATCTCCGCAATTTGTTAAATAAACAGTGGAGCTACGAAACCGAGGTTTCCGGATTCGAAAACGGGTACCACGGCGATTACGACGCTCTTGAATACGCCGAGGGCGCCCTCGAACAAGTGGTTAAAAGAATCGTGACTAATGATTTTTCCAAAGATTTGGGTGAAACTATAAATTAAATTGGTTTTTCGCCTATTTATATAAAGGAGCAGAAATATAAAATGGCGTCTGGATATTCACCGAAATTACCAATCAGTAGAGACCTGGATGATGGATTTACACTTACAAAAACACTGCAACAAGTAAGCACGCAAAATTTAAAACACATTATTTTAACAAACCCAGGTGAAAGAATGATGGATCCAAATTTTGGAGTGGGAATAAAGCGATTTTTGTTTGAAATGAAAGCCGGAGAAGTAGAGATAGATATCAACGAAAAAATAAGAGAACAAGTTTCAAAATATTTACCATACATAAAAATCCAGGGCATTCTTTTTCAAAAAAATCCAGAAAATGAAAATTTAATCAACTTCTCTATCATTTATAAAATACCGACAACCACAAAAGAAATAGTAGCTAGCTTTCTAATTTCTGCGCCGACAACACTCTAGAAGATACTATTTAAATAGGAAAATACATATGGCAAAAGATAAGAAAAAAACAACAATAAAATATACAAGCAGAGATTACACCACTATCCGGCAGGATTTGATAGAATTTGCAAAAAGATATTACCCGGACTCATATCAGGATTTTAACGAATCCTCTTTTGGCGCCCTGATGTTGGACACGGTCTCTTATGTGGGAGACATTTTATCTTTTTATCTAGACTACCAGGCAAACGAAGGTCTCTTAGACACTGCTATAGAATATAATAATGTTGTTAAGATCAGCAAGCAAATGGGTTTTCGATTTCAAGGTAAATCTTCTGCGTCGGGAATCATAACTCTTTATTGTATAATTCCCGCAAACAACCTGGGCCTAGGCCCCAACGCGTCATACTTGCCAATCTTAAAGAAAAATTCTCAAATAAGATCAAAAAATGGAGTTTCTTTCCTTTTAGAGAGTGATGTTAGGTTTGATAACCCGAATAATGAGATAGTGGTTGCTAGAATAAATAGCACAACTGGCACCCCGTCTTCATATGCAGTGAAAACTTATGGAAAAATAATCTCTGGAGTCCTTTCTGAGGAAACGGTCACTGTCGGCGATTTTAAGAGATTTCAAAAAATTCAATTATCCTCCAGAAATATATCTGAAATTTTATCAATTGTAGATTTGGAAGGAAACGAATATTTCGAAGTCGATTTTTTATCTCAAAATGTTATTTATAAAAATGTTTCAAACCGTGGCGAAGACAGGGATGACGTCCCTTCGATTCTTAAGCCATTTGTGGTCCCTCGGAGATTTACGGTAGAGCAAGAATATGGAAAAACATCAATTCAATTCGGTTACGGATCTGATTCTGAACTTGCGGAGCCATCCATCGCCGAGCCATCAAATGTTACTTTGAAATTGCATGGAAAAGATTATATTTCCGATGTTTCTTTCGATCCGTCGAAAATGCTGAGCACTGATAAATTTGGGGTGGCGCCATCAAATACTAGACTTATTATTAAATATAGGACAAATAGTTCCACCAATGTCAATGCTGCCGCCGGCTCTGTAACCGAGGTGAGCAACCCAATTGTGGAATTTAATAATCCACAGACGCTAAGCACCGCAACAGCAAACCGCGTCCGCGCCTCAATCGAGTGTTTTAATGATGAATCAATTACTGGAGATGTTAGCCCAATCACATCTGATGAATTAAAAATTAGAACACTTGCAAACCATGCAGCACAAAATAGGGCAGTCACGAGCGAGGATTATAAATCAATTATTTACTCCATGCCACCAAAATATGGAGCAATAAAAAGGTGTCAAATCATCCGCGACATGGATTCTTTTAAGAGAAATATAAACGTTTATCTTTTATCTTCTGACGAGAAGGGTTATCTCGTTCAATCCTCTCAAACTTTGAAAAATAATTTAAAGGTTTGGCTTGGCCACATGAAAATGGTGAACGATACCATAGATATTATAGATGGAAAAATCATAAATATAGGAATTAATTTTAAAATAATTGCTGATAAAGATTATAACCGATTTGATATAATGGAAAAGTGCACAGAGGCCCTTAGAGAAAAATTCTCAGAGCCTTCAGACATTGGCGAGCCAATTTATTTAACTGAAATTTATTCGACTTTAAACCGCGTAAGGGGAGTTGTAGATACGGAAGATGTGGAAATAGCCATAATGAAAGGTCCATCCTATGCGCCCACTTCCTATACTTCCCGCGAGGGAATGTCCGATAACGGCCGTAGCCTCAAGTGCCCACTTAATGCCGCCTTTGAGTTAAAATTTCCAAAACAAGATATTAAAGGTGTAATTAAATAATGGCCATTAAAAAATACTTTTCAAATGCAGACAACACTATTACTAGCGCCTTTCGCGCGAATTTGACAGCCCGAGGCACTCATGCAAACATGGGCCTCTCCGATATACTGGAAACATTTTCAATATATGGTCAAGCCTCGTCAACCTCTACCGAATTAGAGAGAATCTTAATCAAATTCCCAGTTAATAAGATTTCTCAAGACAGAGTGAATGGGATTCTTCCTGCCCAGGGCAAGGTTAGATTTTATTTGAACATGTATAACGCCCCACACAATCAAACAACACCCAGGGAGCTAGAATTATCAATTCTGCCAATTTCAAGATCTTGGCAGGAGGGAACTGGGCTGGATATGGAGGAATACCGAGATACAACCGATGGCAATGAGGGTTCGAGTTGGATCCAAGCTGCTAAGTCTGACCCTTGGCAGCGCCAAGGGGGAGATTACCTGTCTTCTCCTGCTTTTTCTCAAACTTTTCCCATAGGAAACGAAAACCTCCGGGTTGACGTTACCGCCCTGGTGGAAGATTGGATCGCCGGAACAATTGAAAATCACGGTGTAGGGGTCCATCTAACATCGAGTCAGGAAGCTTATTTCGCTGAATATTATCCAAGAGAGGCTGTCGATTTTGACCAGTTAGCTTTTTTATCGGGTTCTTCCGGAGGATATCCAGGCGGCGCCGCAAAGACTTCCATAAGTATGTGGGTTAAACCTAGGATCCAAGATCCAATCTCGTCTGCCTATCTGGCCTTTTGGAAATCAATTGGGGCCCCCTCATATGCGCGCGCAATTTACCTAGATAGTGCCCAGAAAATTAACTTCGGGAGAGTATATTCCCCGGGCTCTAATTGGTTGCTGGAGACTATTAATCCAATCCCTCTTAATGAGTGGACTCACATAGCAGTCACGCACCCAGACTATAAGCCCAACATCGCGCCGATAATCTACATCAATGGAATATCTTCGTCGTGCACTATTTCATCACAGCCAGGCGGCCCACCATGGGGCGCCCCAGCAGATTACGACATGATTTCACTTGGAGGCCATGGCAATAATAATACAAATTTTAACGGGCTTATAGACGACGTCTCTCTTTATGATGATATTTTGTCAAATGCAGAAATTTTAGAAATTTATAATAATGGCTGCCCAATGGATATTCGCGAATTATCTTCCGCCACTCACCTCACCAATTGGTGGGTACACGGCGATTTGCCATCCGACAAGATAAATCTGGGTACCCCGCCAACAGAGCCGAGTATCTACGACAGGACCGGCCCAATTGATCTTTATGCTAGCGGCACCGGCGCCATGAAAATAGACGACAGTGTCTGCGCCGGCGGCGGCGGAGTTTTTGGTCAAGAATCCGATGGCCAATTAATTAATACCGCCGGCTCAAAAGATACATATTATACAAAAAAGTTCTTCGGCCGAGGAACAGAGTTTTTCTTCCGGCGCCCATCTATTGATGCCAATTGGGATTCTTCGATAAAAGACGACAGAGGGAATTTTTATGCTAGCTCTTCCCTTTTGCCGGCCTCAGATAACAATAGGACAATTTATCTTTATAATGTTATAGGTGGAAGATTAAGAGATATCCCGGTGGTTACCACTGGAAATCTAAGTCTTAAAATCTATTCAAAGCGCGCCGGCGGTTCGGTCATTTCCTCTGGACCAATTGCTGCCCCGTGGGTATCTACTGGTATTTATAGTGCATCATTCGCCCTAGATACGACGGCCAGTCAAGTTTATGATAGGTGGTTCGGCCCAGGGTCTACATGTTATCATACCGGCGCCATTGAGATAAAAAGGCACGCTGCATCCAGCTGGAGCCCATATCCAAATTATGTTACGAACCTAACAAATTTGCGTTCTATCTATTATACCCACGAAACTATCCGATTTAGATTTTATGTGAGGGATAAGGACTGGAGCCCAACTGTCTATACCGTCGCCACAAAGAAAAACGACACTCTAATTATCGAAAGTGCATCGTATCAAATTCATAGAGTTACAGATGATCTCGTAGTTGTGCCATTCGATTCGAGCAGTTATAATGCTACCGGAATGTCTTTTGATGTAAGTGGGAATTATTTTGATTTTAAAATGGATGCACTAGAGCCAGGCTATGCTTATGGAATTAAAGTAGCATATTATGATGAGTTAGTTGACAGTTATGTCAAGCAGCCTTTTTCATGGAAATTCAGGGTTGAAGAAGTATGAGTATTAAAGATTTTTTCAATGGCGGATCTTATAAAGTTCTAGCTTCCGACATTTCTAAAATCGGGCCCGATGTGGAATCTTCTGAGAATCTCGCAGAGAAACTAAAAGAAAAAGAAAGATTTATTCCTCTTGTAGATTTCGAAAATCCCAAATCCTTTGCAAAATTTGGCTCCGCTGCCGAATATTATTTAGGATCATTTGAACGAATTTATAATTCTTATCCTTATGATGGTTCATTCCGAGAAAGAACAGAATTTTTAAATAAGTCGACATATCTCGACTTATTTATCTTGGACTCTGTTTATCCAAGAACGACTGGATATATAACAATTTCCTCGAATGGTTGGGGGACAAAAATTCCTCCCTTATCTACCCCCGCTGCCGGTTATCCAGATTCTATAGAATATATTCAAATCATCGGGGGCCCCCACACGGCCTCCGAAGGGATGATAAACAAAGAGCTTTCATCAACCTTTGAAAACTCAAATTACTATGATCCAGGTAAAAATAGAGATTCTAATCTTAAATTTGATTTTAATGAGGGGGTTACGGTAGAATTGTGGATAAGAAAAGAACAATTAATCCCCTTCGCCGACTCTCATGTTGAGACAATTTTTCATTTAACAAATGACGCATCAGGCGCCGACACGTCGGGGTCCTTTCAAATACTCTTGGCTACAGATCAGACTGCCCCTGCCGACCTTCCTTTGAGAACTTATTATGTTTCTGGGTCAACATCCGACTATCTGATCCATTCTGGTATTAAAAATTCAGACCTGCTTGATAATAAGTGGCACCACCTGGCCTTGACTTATAAAAATTCTGGAAGTGTTGTATTATCGACGGCATATCTTGATGGCGCCCTCAAATCTACTGAAACATCAGATCTTATAGATGAAATCACCGGGTCCCTTATCGCGAACCTGGGTGCAATGCGCCCCTATACTAATGGCGTTTCTTTTACCTCGCTTTCCCCCGCGCTTGAAGGATCCGCAAAATTCTCCGGCTCAATTGATGAATTTCGCTATTGGAAAACGGCAAGAACATCAGAGGAGATCGGAAAAAATTGGTTCACACAGGTTGGTGGCGGCTCAAATTCCGATGATGCTAATGTTGATTTGGGGGTTTATTATAAATTTAATGAAGGAATCACGGGGCTTGCTCCCGTTGACTCGGTGACTTTGGATTATTCGGGTCGTATTTCTAATGGTACATGGGTCGGCTACACCGAGGACGCCCGCTCTACTGGCTCCGCTATCAACGAGAACTTCGGGAAAGATAGTGAGTTTAGGGACCCAATTATTTATTCATTCCACCCGCAAGTTTCCTCTACGAAGTCCACATGGGCTGCATCTGGCTCTGAATACGACATAACTAATAATTCTTCGATTTATACATCCATACCTTCATGGATTACAGACGAAAATTCTGATAACGGAACGAAAGACTTACAAAATTTAGTTCAAATCATAAGCAGCTATTTCGACACCCTCCATCTTCAGATCGATTCCCTTGCGACCATAAAAAATAAAGGATATGAGGCCTTAGACAAAAAGCCTCTTCCATTTTTAAATAAAATCTTAGAATCTTCAGGCTTCATCGCTCCGGAAATTTTTGCAAATGCTGATGTTATAGAACAAATTCTAGGAAAAGACAAAAAACAAAAATTTGAACTTGATTTAACAGACATCAAAAATGCAATTTATAAAAATATTTATAATAATCTGACATACATTTTTAAGTCTAAAGGTACAGAAAAAGCCTTTAGAAATTTAATAAGATGCTATGGAGTCGACGAAGAACTTATAAAGATAAACATCTATGGCGACAATGTTGTCTATGATTTTAGGGATTCTTACCGCGCCGCTTCGGTTAGAAAGAAATACGCCGATTTCAATGATCCTGACAAATTTGAAGCAACCGTTTATCAACAAACTTCTAGCGCTAGCGCCGCCACACTCTCATATATACCGGGTGTAAGCTCATCAATGGCGGACTATACAGCCTTTACGGCGGAAGTGGAGGTAATTTTCCCAAAGAAGATTGAAGAAAGTAACTCTGCATATTTTAATACTCCGTTTTTGACAAGCTCCATCTACGGATTCCACACAGCCATCACCTCCACAAGCGACCTGACCTGGAAATCTCCCGATTTTGACCTACAAGTATACTCTTTGCGCCCCAAAAAAGACTCAAAAGATGTTTATTTCAATATTCAAAATACAGACGGCACAATAAATTTGACGACCGACATTTTTAAAGATGTATATGATAATCAAAAGTGGAATTTCGCCATTCGCCTTCACCCAACAGACTTTCCCATGTCAGATCTGCCTTCTGGGTCGGGTAATACTGGATATTTATTGGAATTTTCCGGTATAAATTCGCTGGCGGACTACGTTGCTAGCGAATTTACGCTTACTGCTAGTCTAAATCACGCCTCGGGCAGTGCTTTCCTCGGTGAAGCTAAAAGATTTTATCTCGGGGCCCACAGAACCAATTTCACGGGTTCAACCCTGGCACGCACCGACGTCAAAATAAGCTCCCTGCGCTATTGGGCCAGCCACTTAGACGACGATTCGCTTGCCGCACACGCGCGAGACCCATCAAATGCCGGCACCGCCTCTCCGTATGGGAACACTTATTTAATGCCAACTTCTCTCGCCGGCACCGAAATTCCACAGATCGAAACATTGGCATTAAATTGGGATTTTAGTACAGTAACCTCGTCAGACGCTGGCCCCTCCGGAATACCCTTCATTTCCGATGCGGGCTATAATGTTCCGGACGTGTCTTCCGGCTCTCTGACAACTATTGATCGATATCGCTGGCTCGGTGACGTCGTAAACCACCAATTACCCGGACGAGGCGACTTTTACTTAGCCAACGACACTAAAATAATGGACGCGAGGTACATTCATTCCGGAAAACAAGTACTCCCAGAAATAGTCCAAGCCTCCAACACTGTGTCTGCCCTCGGAGAAACAGATCTTATTTTCACCAGGGACACAAAACCATCGCGCCATTTTTTCGGAATTGAAAAAAGTATGTATCAGACCATTTCTGAAGAAATGATTAAAATGTTTGCTACGATTATCGATTTCAATAACTTAGTTGGCGAGCCCGTTAACCGCTATCGTCAAGAATACAAGAATTTAGACAAATTAAAGAGTTTATTTTTCGAAAAAGTTGAAAATGAACCTGATATTGAAAAATTTATTAATTTCTATCGCTGGGTAGACCAATCCTTGGGCCACATGTTGCAAAAATTAATCCCAGCATCAGCAGATTTTTCAGACGGCATCAGAAACATGATTGAAAGTCATGTATTAGAAAGAAATAAATACTGGTCAAAATTCCCAACACTAGAATTCACACCCAGGGACCCAGAAGCCGGCCTAATAGGAATTAACCGCCACCTTTATGACTGGAAAGTAGGCCATCACCCAATTGACAATCTTCAGAATGAAAATTGCTTTTGGTGGAACGCGCGAACAAAGAGGGATAATAATGTAATTACCTCCGGGAACCCAGCAGTTGACTCGTGTAGACAGCAATATTTAGATGTTTCCGTTCGTGCCCTCCGGCGATCATATACTACCCCGCTTCGATTAAATGTTGTCCGAGACAAAGCTATCCGAGGCGGAAATAACATCGAGGCACGAAAAGCAATCCCCCTGGCGCGCTCACAGATGAATTTCGGCACGACAAACGGCATGCAGATTTCCGATTTAACACCGCAAGAGGATTGTGCGGATCCAAAATTAACAAAAACAATAATAAATGGCGACATAACAACAAATCCGCCGACGGAATATTTAAATTCCTCACTACAGAGATTTTTCCCCTACACGCCCTATAGTTCCTCGGAAATAGGAATTCAATTTAATAATCTTCACAAAGACGCTTACGGACCAGACATGGAAACACCCATGCAGGGCCCATTTACAAATGCAAACGTCGGTGGCCTGCAATTTCGCCACATTCCGATTAATCTCGGATCCGATAGCCAAGATTCTAGACCAGAGGGTTGGAATTTTGATATACTGCCACCCTTCTCAATAACTCATCCAGAGCCACACAATCCTCGCGCCATGTACTACCGCGACGAAACTGCCAAGCGCCCCCTAAACATAAAAAATCTTAAAGGTGCAGGAGGAAATTATGAACATGATTATCAGATAGTCATGACATCTGGTAGGTCAATAAACAACCGCGCATTTGTGAAATATGGAGGCTTCCCGCTAAATGATCCGGTTTCAGACTCTAGCTCCTCCTATTGGATCCCGGATATGGCAACGCTCAATGGAGCAGAAATTCAGCGCAATGGGCCCGATGGAGAGGAATGGGGCCCCAACGAATTTGTTATTGTAGAGAGATTTTCGTCTCCTGGAGGCCCCGATACTATGGGTGACGCCAACGGAGGCCCGGGCCTGGACCGATACGCCGCCGAGATGTCACCGAACAACGACCTCAATTATAGGAACCATTTCGTCAGAAATGTTCTACAAATGCTTCAGACATCTCACGTCAATCGATTCGGGTATTTTTCAAACTCCGCAAAAATCCCCGGAGCCCAAGCTTCGACAGTCAATCCCCTCAACTACGAGGGCACAGGCTCAATTTATCAGGTAAATAGAAATACTGGATATGCATACCGCCTTAGCGGCTCGACAGTCATAAAAGACCAGCAGTATGATAATTGGTATGTCCAGCATCAAATTCCCCAAAGTGACTTTCAATACGCATGGATAACTTCCTCATATATTTCAAGCCCATTTTGTGGGTTTCTGCCGCCTTCAGGCGCCCCTTATAGTAGCTCTATCGGTCTAACACCCGCAATAACTTTTGGGCCCCTCTCTTCATCATATCCTTGGCAAATCTGGCCAACGTGGGAGCAGATCCGCACCGGCCAGACTGCCAACGCCAGACATCTTAGGGAAAATAATCTAATATCCTACAGAAACAGTCCCGGGCCCTCTTTTAAAAATAAAGTACAAAAGACAATAATCCCGCGATTTGGCCCTCAGAAAACGTTCAGTGAGCCTTGTGTTGTAAGCAAGTACAGGCCTATTGCTCAAATATTAAATAGTGAAACAAATACGGCCGTCGGAGTTATTAAATTAGAAGTTAATAGTAGTTATGCCAACGACTTGTCCTTTTTCTCCCACGAAGAAATAAACGCAGATTTAGATTTGCAACCCCAGAAGAGCCTTGCATACGATAGTATAAAGGATAAATATCTGCAAACCCCACTAATTAATAAGGTAACCGGCGAAAAAGAATATAATTTCCAACTTTTTGACAGTATAATTTATAAAGAAATCGTTTTCCCGGCAGCCCCGAATACATACAAAAAAAGAAACAGAGAAAGAGAAGGTTATCAAAATGATTTTTGGAGAAATAGCAGGAGCCAACGAAGCGCTCTTGGCAAAACGAAGTTCGGAGGTTAAGAATGCCTAATTCTCAAGGATATAATGTTTCTCAAAGCTCCTGGGCCCTGGATGCCGTTGAGAACTTTGAGACATCGCCAATTTATACGGCAGACACCGCCAAAAGTGGGTCTTCCGGCGAGTTACAGAATGATTATACTTTTGTCCATTCTGGGGAAAGATTTGCTAATACCTATGCCCTTTCATGTAGCAATTTTGGGATAACTTGGCCGAATGAGAGCTTTCACCCCCTTGCTCCCACTATGGATGAGGCCGACTATCCCCAATTGCTCTCCGGCTCTGGAGTTCAGATAGGTTACGAGACGGCAGCATCCACTGCCTCACTCCCGGCCGCCGGCACATATAAAACGACAAATGACTGGGACTCCCAATTCTCGTCCGGCAATTTTTCATTGTCAGCGTGGATACTTCCCGTACAGGCCCAAAACGCCGGCGTCAAGCCCCTTGGCTGGCCCCCCGGGGCCCATAAGCGCCCATATGTAAATGCGTGGCCAGTTTTTTATTTTGGATCAACAAGAACAACAAATTTAGATCCCGGAGGGATTTATTTGGCCCTAGATAAGAGAGGAAACCCTCCAGACTTTATGGAAAGTGTGTATCATCTCACAGCCGAGGTTATTTATGACGATGGCGCCGGAACAATAACCACCCATGATAGCGTGTACACCACCGATTCTTGGACGGCAGCTTCTTCTGCATCAGCAGGATCATTTCTCCACTTGGCAATGACGTATACAACGGCATCGAACTCTGCTGAAGGTAGGCTAAAGCTCTATCTAAACGGCATCCTTGCACCAGGACTAACTTATTACAACCCCGGCCCAATTGGGGGCGCCGAGGTCTTGTCGGAAATTGGAAACGCATGTTTCATCGGTCATGCCAAAAAAGCCGGACCCGCCCCCGGCTTTCTTGGAGGAATTTATGACACTGGATCTTATTTTTATATTTTTAATGGCTTAATAGACGAGCCATCGGTTTGGAAAAAAACCCTAAGTAACACAGAGGTTTTCGAGCTTTATAATCTTGGAAAGGCGAGAGAGCTGGAAGATCTATCTTTCTCTTCTGATTTGGTTTCTTGGTGGCGCAATGGTGACTCACCCGGTGATATCGCCGGCGGAGAAAATGCGGGAATTATTCAAGACTTGGGCCCATTCTCCTCCGACGCAGCCAACATCACAGACATGACTTCCCCAACATGCGGTCTAAATAAAGCCGCGATTCTTCACACTGCGTCAATGAGTCATTCGGGGTCGAAGATGTTCTTCACAACAGCCTCTGTCCTTCCCGGAGGCCTCAACAGCACGCTCCACGCCTCCCCAACTTATAATAGAAAACAGACCCTCAAAAGCGCTTATTCGGTAGTCGACAGGCACGGAATTGAAATACCAGAGCGAGACGCCGCAATTTCGATTTTGAATTTGAGGTGGCAGGCGCTATCTGGCTGTTCTTCTCCTTATTTGAATGAGGCTCCCCTTGGTTCAATTGAACCATTCGGGGGAACCGCACTTTGGGAGGCCGACCGTCTTGCCGGCCACAGCAGTCCGTTTATTTCTTCTCCTAGATCTCCATTTTATGATTCTTATAATGATTATGCAGTGGACACAAAATTTGTTTTTAAGGGCGGCACAATTCTTTCATCCTTCAGGATAAGTGATCAAATTGACAAATATACTCAAAATGAAGATTTTTTGATAAAAACATGTGATAACTTCTCAATTTTCGGACTCCCCACAAACAACGAGTCTATTCCACAGAACAGTTCGGAAGCTAATTTTAACACCTTTTATACAAATTCAGAATTTATGCAATTTTTTGATGTCGTTAAAACGGATCATGATGAAATGGCAATCCCAAGCGAGATAACAATCAAATGCAAGGCCTTAAAAAAATTCATTCCCTACGATGGATTTTACCCCTCAGAAAGAACGCTTCAAATTGTTTCTCAATTTTCAAAGTCATATTCCTCCTTTATCGAGGCCGACGGCACAGATCTGGACTCCCCAGGAGCGCGCAGCCGGCCAGTGATGGCAGCAATGTTTTCTCCGGGAATATTATATAATTCGATAAAAGCCGGCATCGCCGTGGATTATCCCGTGGCCACAGATACCGTTTCCAAGTTTGAATACAGATCTTATGTCTCCGGCGCCACCGAACTTACAAGCAGTGGTTATTGGGCCCTCGGCACTGGCTCGAATGGCACGAATGGGTGGGACTACCGAGTACCCTTCGAAGCCCTGCTTGAGCCGGAGGAATATTTACAAGATAAGAATATAGTAGATATGGAGCCCGACCCCTCTTGTTCTCTTGACTTATCGGCAAAACTAGGACAAGCCGGCGACAATCTTTATAAATTGATGATCAATAATTTTTTGGCAGAAATCCCGGAATTCTTTTTACGAAATGATGAATTTACGGCTATTAGGTCACTCCCGGATAATTCAAAAGACTTCGGGAAGGTCGACCCGGGCAAAACATATGGAATGAGGGTAAAAATACGCCGCTCAATGAATACTTCAAGAAAGTGGTATCATCCAATATTTCCTCCGACCACTCAGAACGGCCTCGAAATTATTTCGGGCTATGAAATACCCCAGGACCCCCTCTTTCAGCCAGATTTAAGAGAGACGTTCACCATGTACAGCCGCCCAACCGCCTTTGGCCCACCCGTCGCAGCCACAAGCCAGTTGTTCAACCCCGTAACCGGAAGCTTACAAACTCAGTGTGCAAGACTCTCTTATGCTGGGAACAAGGTCGCCGGACCGGGCGGCTCATTTGTCTTTGCCTCTACTTGCTCTCTGGGTCGGTCCAATCAAGATTTATATCCGTCTGATAGTTTAAATGGCTATAACCCGTCTTTCACACCACCCTACTATAACGGCGAGGCTTGGGCAGACATACTGTACACGGCGCCAGATAACGTCACGGGAAATGTCTCATTAGACCAAATTTTAAATAATTCGAAAATTATCTATTGGAGAATCGACGGCCGCCCCATTTTGCGCACGCGGTATCAGGGTACCCCGGCAAGTGAATATTTGCCAACGGCCAGATCTGACCTCGGCGCCAAAATCGGCTACGATGGGATCTATCTCCCAGCAGTTTTTGCACCCACCTCATCCACAACGCTCAGCGGAACTTGCGCCTGGTCGGGCCTCTCGTCCTTTGACCCTGGCGTTGAAGGCACCGGATGGCACTTTTGGGCAAACCCGTCCACCTGGAACGGTTCTGGCCCGATGCCAATGTCTCCGCTTCATGCAAATAAATTCGCCATGCAATTATCTGCGTCCATTAATCTCCTGGGAAGGGAAGATGTTCTGGTCCAAGACTTCTCTGCCGACGGAAAGAAATCTCAAAAATCAACAGTTGGAATTAGCGGAAGGTGGGTCATCCAGCCCAAATTTGAAACGCCAATGTTTAATTTCGGAGATCAGTCAATCCGACCGATACGAGCCGAGGATAATACTTTGACAATTCCCACTCACGGCTCGGAGTCGGTACCCCGAGGCATGTGGCATCAATACGGATGCATCCCCCGATCAAATGAGGGGGTTTATTTAGAGGTTGCAGATATTCCCGAGAATTGGGTGAATTTCCGAGGAGCCTACAAGGGCCCTGAACTCCTCCTTACCCCATGGGGCCCCGATACAGCCGCTTCTTCAGAAGGCCACTTCGAGAGCGAACATTACGATGATTACGGCGCCGGCTCTGGAGTGCACTCTCTTATGGACATCGCCGGCTTCACACAATTCCAGCCACCTACCGGCAAAAGCCATGGCCCTTCAGGAACGAGTCAAAAGAAAATCAGCAAGAAGTTGGGACAACTTAAAGAAGGGAAAGAGGTATCTGAAGCTATCGTAGCAATCCCGTTTTATTTAGAAAACGGAAATCAAAAATTATTTAGTCTGGAAAAAGAAAAAATTCAAGCTATCCTAGATCACCAAGCCGGCACAGCTTTAATCCATCCCGACGCGGAAGTGGGAAAGTCTTTATTTGACTTGGTCTCAAAAATGCAAAAATTCGTCTTGCCGCCAAGATATGATTTTGTAAATTACTCAGAAGTTCTAAATAATCCCGAAATCGGCGCCTTTGCCATGTATATTTTTGAATTTACTCATACTTTTACTTCTGGGGATTTGTCACATATCTGGCAAAATGTAATGCCAGATGCCGGCCTTAAATCTGTTTTCAATGAGCCCTCGACGGATTCCTCAATAACTCACCCCTTGGTGAAGGGGGAGCTTTTGGATGCCGAAGACTTTGAAAAGGACGTCCGCTGGGTAGTCTTCAAAATTAAACAGCGAGCCAGCAAAGATTATTTCGAAAAGACCACGGCGAATAAAAATCAATTATCCAGGACGCCCCCTGGCACCCCCAACGCGCCTAGTTATAATTGGCCTTACGACTTTTTCTCTTTGATCGAGTTGGGAAACATGGAGACCCAGGTTACATTAAGAAGAGGCGGCACCTCTAAGGAAAAATCAGCAGAAAAATTCGAAGCAGATACCGATTTCAAATACCCGGAATTTAACTATAACGAAAATAAATAAAGAAGATAATTACTAACAAATGAGCTATTTCAATAAAAAAGAACAAGTATTAGACATACAGCTAACTCAATATGGAAAGCACCTGCTTTCTACGGGAAAACTTAATCCAACTTATTATCGCTTTTTTGATGACTGCGTCCTTTATGACCGAGCTTATACTGGCGCCACAGAGTCTCAAAATAGGGCCCGGGGTAGGATTGTTAGCGAGACACCTTATAAGAGAACTCAACACAATTATATAGGGGTGGAAACAGAAATAACTAAAGATTATAATGAAAGACAGAAGCCATTTACCGTCGCGGAATTCAAAAAAATAAATATTCTTTCGACGCCAGAGAGGGAATATGTTCTAAACCGCGCGCTAGGAACATCAGACATGGGTCAACAAAAGACTCCCCGGTTCAATTTGCAATTTTTAAATGGTAAAATAGGAAATTTTTCTAAAACCCTCAAGAGTGAATTCCAAGATTTGCCTATCCCGCAGATTGATATGGAGTTGTGTTATAAAACAATGATTTCAAATCTGTTCGAGGGCGAGGGCATTCTTGGTACCGATCCAGAATTAGCTAGCCCTGTATTTGATGATGGAACGACGGTAATTGTTAAGACGGATAATATTTTAGGCCTCTTAGTCGAAGATAACGTTAATTTCACAAAGGAAAACTTTGAAATAGAGGTTTTTGAAGTTGTGGATGTCAGCGGCTCCAAGGGCACAAAATTGGAGGAAGATCTCCGACCGCTTAAGTTTGCCAGAAATAGACCGAAAGCTGTGGTGAATGGTATCCTCTTGGATCGAGAAGAAATAAAGAGAAGTAATGACCCGCTTACCCCGGAACATGTAGAATATTTTTTCGATGTTTTAGTAGACGACGAAATCTCCGAGGCCTTAATCTGTGATAAAATTTCAAAATTGAAATCAAAAAAGCTAAAGGTAGCCCTAGACATCAACTGTCCAGATCTGCCCTATACAGATGCTATAGCGAACCCATATTCTTCAGAAATTGATTTGCAGGATACGATTATTTGTGAGGATGACGATTAATGGCGCGCCTTCTTACAACATCTCAACAGACCTCATTTGTTCCCTTCATAAACATAGACAGAATTTTGCTGGAGTCGGGACAGAGAGATCTTGTCAGGCTACGCTTAGATCTATCAATCGACGATGTTTTAGATAACCCCGATAAGTCATGGCTCTTACAAGAAGATTACAGAAAATTTTTAAAAATAGCGATAATTCAATCAAACTCACAAAAAACCACAGATCTAATCGCGAATAAGAGCATTTCGCAGATTATGAAGAATTCCGGAGATTACATTCAATATGAATTTTGGCTAAATGACGCCCTTCCGGATTTCAATAAGGACAAATATCTTGTCGATCCATTAGTGGCGGACAATCAAGGTCTGGTATATCGAGTCCCTTTTGTCTTGCCAGATAACATAATAATACAATTGGACCTAAAAGACCACCTATCTATCTTCGCATACGCCTATGTCGATTTAGCCGCCCTATCTAAATCTCGCGGATTAAATTTTCCGGCAGGCACTTTCACTGATAAAACCTTGGGGGAGATTTCCGGAGAAGCCGTAGTGCGAAAAGGCTCTATTTCTTTAGAAAGTTATCTTTTTTTGACATCTGGCAAGGATGGTGAGCAGATCTGGACAGGCCCCGTCGCAAAATCTAAGGATGGAAAGTCTTATTATGCTCCGAATACAAGTCCCCTAAAAGTACTAAAAAGAGTTTCTACTCCGAACTACAAAGTACAAGATCTACGACGTCGCGAAATAACAGAAGCGGAAAGTCCCAAACTATTTTTGGCAAAAGAGGCTCTTTACGGCGGCCGTAAAGAGCCGGCTCTTTACGGCGTGCAGAAAAGCCTAAAAAATGGCCAATTTTTGAATTTAGGGGTAAAAACGGAAAATTATTACTCTCAGGGAGAAACTTCCAGGTCAGACGCCGGCGTAGTATCCTTTATCTTTGATATTAATTTCGAAAATCTCCTAAAAGATAATACTATTTTCTGGCCCCTATTGGAGCGCCCCGCTCGAAAAAAGATTTTAAGAAATTCACGAATTTCAGAAATGAAAATTACGAGGAGGAGAGTAAAGAAGCAAACAACTGCGTCTTCTTTGGGGACCACAATAGATGATATTTCTATTTTTGATGTAAATGAGGCGCCAGAGTTGATAGCCCTGAATGGTGAGTCGAGAAATATAAGATTCTTGACAAAAAAATTATATTATGGCCACCTCTCGGCTGGAGATAGAAAAAAAGATAATTTTATAGGATGCGTCGGAGAAATGAGAAAAAATACGAAAAAAGTCTCTCCGGATCCAGTCAGGAGGTTTATTTCTGTTGATAATTCTTTAATAAAAAAGACTTACGGACTCTATCAATACGGAATAACAATGCAGATTGAAGACGGTACTGTTATTTTTCTGCAAGATTCTTTGAAAAAAATTACATCTGCCCTCACGGTGTTGAGAAATTATTATACAATTTCAACATCAGTTAATTTTTATGATGCATTTAACAGAAAATTTAAGAGAAAGTTGTCTAAATTTTATGCAGCTAATGGCCAACGCCCATGGCAAGCTGGCATTTGGGCCTATGTCGAAGTTCTGTCAGATTTTATGGATCTTGGACTGCCCAAACGGAGCGCCATCATCAAAGAATTAACGGCAATTTCAAATCCCGTCCTTGGAACCCCAGAGGGCATCATGGCTTTGATTAATTTATTATTAAATTTCGAAACATTGATTTATGAAATGTTAGTAGGAAAAGTTAAAGTTTCAGACCAACAAATAGACGGCTCATTAAGTCGAATTTATAATAACAATAATTACGAAAAATTTATGGTGGTTTGCGAGCATTTCTTCAATTCGACTGTGGACGCCGACGTCGTTGCCTCTGATGGCCACAAAGTTCTGCCCACGAATACTCCGATCTTATATCTGAAAGATTTTTTGAATCGATCTAAAGAAGAAGCCCTGAAATATTTTACAAATGATAATCCAAAAGACATAGAGAAAGGTCTAGGAAAAGTCCCTGGCCTCAATGATGAAAATAAGGGAATTTCAAATTTATCTGATTCCTTTTATACTTATTTTACTCCTCAAAGTATCACTGCCGGCGGAAATAAGCTCGAATTACAAAATAAGGGAACTGCAATTTGGCAAAATGGAAGATATGAAAGTTTTACTTCTTATTTGATGTCTGCCCCTCCGGGCCCAAAGCCTACATTGCCGCCTTTCTCGATTGAAACTAAGGGTACCACCTCCACCCTGGCGCTGATGGAAAAATTATTGGGGTCATATTCTGTAACTATCACTCCAACAATGCTGGAGAATAAGGACACAAAAGAGACAAAACCAACAATTCCTCCCAGTTGCGATAATGATTTCAGCGTAACCGGACCCAGGCCCGAGAAGACGGCGTATAGCCCCACTTTATCCAAGGGCCTTACGACAATAGGAAGTATCTTCACCTCGGCTGCTTCAAACAAAGCCCTAGAGCCTTCTCCTTCTTTGAGCATGCCAAATTTTAATTTGGCGTCTAATGAAAACCTTGTTGATACAAAAATTAGAAAATCAAAGCTCAAAACTGGCCAATTGGAGGGTTTGCCAAACCAAATCTCCTCTCTTTTTCTTTCAAAATCGCCAGCAGTTGTTAATAACTGGCAAGAATACGAAAAAGACGGAATCGATTTCCCAAGCAGTGAAAAAACAAATTTAATGTTTTTATATAATTATTCAACTCTCTTCAAATTAGAATATCAAGATGGGTATGAGAAAGATAAATTGGGAAAAATTTTAATAAAGCAGCCGATTTGGAAGTCATTTTCGGAAAATACTCTAGACCGCGTAACAACTGGCGAAGCACTTTTGTGCCGCGTAGAGAAATATGAAAACGATGAAATTGGGATAATTCACCACGACATTCTTGACCTGCCTGTCATAGATAAATATTTCTTCTTTGTAAAAAATAAAACGACACTGAAAAGATTAGAAACTTCCGCTGATCCCCACTCATCACCCGATGAATTAAGGAAAGAAGATACACTCCGTTCACTAGCTACGGCCCCCTTTTCTAAAAGTCTAGTTGCGAGGAAGAAATAAAATGGCAACATCTAAAAAGAGCAAATTCTTATTAAGCGAAATGGTCGCCCCTGCCGCCGACCCTGTCCGAGAGGAATTGGGTAGCTATTGGATAGTCGACGATGCCGGCAAATTCCAGCGTGGCACCTCATCGTTCGGCACTGGGAAATTTACGTCCGTTCAATGGGACCCCCATACTATTAATCAGGATTATGAAAAGCCTCCATATTATACAATCACTCAAACTGTCACTTTGATTTCGGATAGCACCCGCTTCCCGACAGGCCAGGATTTCCGAAACTATATTTTGGGTGTACACCCGGTTTTGGGAGAGCGCCCGGGCCAACAGCCATTTATCGTCACTGGAACAATGTTTGGAGATGCAGGGCTCACTTTGGGAATTCCATATTCCACACTTGAATCAAAAGTTCTAGAAAATGTTCCAAAACAAGAAGTTTATCAAGTCAGTCCAAATTATAATTTTTTCCAAAAGGCCTATGAAGTACAGACTCAAACAGCTCCAGAAATACTCCTCCCCGACTTGTATACGGTCTACCAGGCTAGTCAAGATGACGAAAAGAAAAACCCCATGAAAGATATGAAATCGCGCTTGGGAACCTACGCTCGTATGATTGGAAATACTCGCCGTCCTGAAATAAAGCCGACTGTAGATCTTTTGCCGATTGAAAACACTCAATTCTTGAACGCTGCTAGCGCCTATAAATCCTCGTTTCCGATGTGTAATGAAATTTCTTTCCCAACACAAATAAATACAAGATTCGCAGAAATTTTGAAAGATGCGGAAATGAGTACCGAGTTTCTTAATTTTTTGTCGGAAACAAACACACAGCCGACGTCGTTTACTGGCTATCGTGAAGAATTTTCAGTTTCTAAAGACGGTTCTGTAGTTTTTGTTTCTCCCAACGGACAGGGTGATTTTAATACATACGATATTTTTACTTGGTGGGAAGACGTCTTGAGGGAGTTCGGCCCAGCGCCCTCCCAGCGCCAAAAACCGCCCCCCAAAAAGCCTTCCATCATTGGTCCCAGGCCCGAAAAAATAAATAAATTTTCAAAATTTCTGCATTTGTTGACATTTGAGGGCAAGATGCAGGAGTTGGTGAATGATTATCTAAGAACTTACATCGATATTTTAAAAGGCGCCCCTTCGCACTCTGAGACGGTCGCCTACAAGTTAGAAAAAAGAAAATCAGGAAAATTAATTTCCACCTATCTTTTCCCCAATTCCAACGAGATAGATGTATATAATTTCGTCGACACTCAAGTAAAATATTCTCAAACATATCAGTATCAAGCATTTGCATATCAGCTGGTTCTGGGCTCCGAATACAAATATAATAACGTTAAAATCATGATCGGCGACACCGACATCACCGACGAACAATCCCCCTCCGACTTCTTAGGGGAAGATAACGCCATCGGTTCCAATCCCGATTCCGATGATTCCAATTCCAATTTTCTCATGCCCGAAATCAATATCCCGCTCCCACTGGCGGCCAAATTCGATGTTTCGGTGAGGCCCTCGGTGAAAATTGTCGAACTTCCACTCTTCAGCGCGGAAGCTGCGGTTTATGATAGTCTTCCAATTCCTCCTGAAATCAATTTTTTGCCCTTAAAGGGAAAGAGTGGAAAAATAAAGATACTTTTGAATTCTGGCACCGGGGAATACAAAATGTCACCAATCATCATAAACCCGGATGATTCATTTGTTTTTTCAAAAATCGCGAAATCCCTTAAGTTACCGCCTGGCGCCCCCCTCCCCTTTCGAAGCGACGACCCCCCATCTCAATTCCAAATTTTTAGGATAACAAAACATCCAGAGAAATATTCTGATTTCGCCGGGAAAATGATAAGAACAGTCGACACCTTTTTGGAATCGAAAGGCATTCACCTTTCCTCCTCAACCATCATCGAGGGTCTTAAACCAAACACAAAATATTATTATACTTTTCGGGTTATCGATATTCATGGCAAAATGTCCAACCCTTCTGCAATTTTTAAAATTGAATTAGTAGATGAGAAGGGTGCTATCTACTTATTAGTGGAGAGTGTGGAATTAGAAAAAACACAAAACACTCAGTTGAGTAAGGGGATGAAACAAATTTTCAATATCGTCCCTCGAATGGCGCAAGGAATCTTTGATGCATCTCGAATAACGGACATGTCAACAGCCAACGGATTAACATCTGCTCGCCTAGGCCTCATAGAAGAAAATTTGTGGGGGAAAAAATTTAAAATTCGCTTAATTTCCAAAAAATCGGGAAAAAAGGTGGACTTAAACATTATTTTTAAAACAGAGCAAGTACCTGTTAAATAAAAACAACTAATTAAATTAGAATAAACTATTTATAGAAGAGGAACACAAGAATGGCATTTTTAGATAATTCCGGCGACATTATACTGGACGCTGTATTAACAGACACTGGCAGAAAGAGGCTGGCGCAAGGAGATGGGAGTTTTAGAATTACAAAATTCGCACTTGGCGACGACGAGATAGATTATACTTTATTTAATAATCAGAATCCGAGTGGATCCGCCTATTATGATTTAGAAATCATGCAAACTCCAGTTTTGGAGGCATTTACAAACAATACTTCGAATATGAATTCCAAAATTATAACAATAGCCAGGACTAATTTATTATATATGCCAGTTTTGATGCGCAACTCTGTCGATGGTATCAGTAACGCCGGAACAGGAAGTCTGGGAACTATTTTGATCGCAGCTGACGATACAACGAACACCACCCTCTCCGGCCTCGTCTCCACCGGCTCCATCGCCGCATTTATTAACGGCGAGAATGGAACAACAGGCAACGCAATTATGGTCGACCAGGGAATTAATAATAAATCTTCAGCTGGCCGAACCTTATCTTCAGATCTTATGGAAACTCAATACATGATAGAAATAGACAATAGGCTGGGGGTAATTGTAAACTCCACGAACACAGCCAATGACGTAACACAGGCTGTTCCGTCATTCATTGATGACGACCAAATAGCGGCCTATTATTTATCTCGCGGTACCGATAAAGCGTATATAAAAACGTTCGGGACCACAGACAAATCCCCTATACAAGGCGCCAGCGGAACGCGCTTTGAATGTTCGGTTATGGCTTCTCTGGATTTAAACAACACTGGAAATTTTTTGTTCACGCGACTTGGGAGCACAATCTCCCTTGAAGGTATTCCTTTTTATTATCTAGATACAAATTTGAGAATTTCAGGAGTAACTACGGGGTACAAAATTGATATTCCGATAAGGTTTATTAAACAACAATAAGGATGAGAATTGAGAAATGGCACAAGTTTTCAAAACACTATTAAATAATGATATTGCAACAACGAGGACGCTTCTACATGAGGCAATTCCTATTACCGGGACAATTGTCTCGGGTACTTATAATGATGAGAACATCAAGAACTATTCGCATGGAATGTTCCAGAGCGTTTACGACTACCCAGTATTGAGTTCCTCGGCGAATCACATTTTTGATATATCTTATGGATACACGAAGTATATAGCCAACCCGGCAAATCTTCAAAACGATAAAAAGCAAAATATTTATTATCAGATGGCACAGGTGCTTGTTGGCTACGATGAAGCCGGATCCATCCGGAAATTCGACCGCGATGGAGATTTAACTGGCGGAACCCAATTCAATAAATGTGTATTTGTAAATTACTCCAGACTCCTCTATAAAGATGAAATCAAGAAAGGGAACTTTTCCTTGGAAATCAGCCGTTCCGCTGGAACTCCCTTAGTGCTCGCCGATTACGGCGCCGAAAATGATTACAGAGTTAATTCCCCAGCCGGCGAGTATGGAATTCTTTATACCGGATCCGCCGCAGCACCAGGCACAGGACAGGGTCTTATTTATTATCAAGCCGGCATCGCAGTTATTAATGCTTCGCAAAATATCTTTAATGACGCGGAGTTCTATACTGGAAGTTTTTCAATCTCCGGTACCGCCGACAACGTCAGGAAGTGCTGGATCAATAACGACTTCAATAACACTACGGAATTAAATTCTACAATTTATTTCTGTCGCGCAGCACATAATGAATTCAATTATTCAACGAATCCTACATATTTATCAGAGAGTCAAATAAGGGTAAAGCAGGAGACGACAGATAATCCCGTCTCTTATGTAACGACCGTCGGTCTCTATAGTGCAGATAACGAACTGTTAGCTGTTGCAAAATTATCAGAGCCTCTAAAGAAGGATCCAACCAACGAATTAACTTTGAGGGTTAGATTAGATTATTAGTAGATAAAAGTAGATGTTGGTATTATGTCATATAAAAAATTTGAACAAAATGATGTTTTTCATAACGTAATAAAAGCTCACCCAAAGATCCGATTTGATATCTATGATTCAAAATTATACTACCAGAATAGATCACAGATAAGTGGCGCCTTCACCGGGAGTACTCCGAATGTAGATACTGGATTTATTTCTCTCTATGAACTTAATGTGGATAGAAATGAATCAGAAACTGGATTGATTTATCCGTTTATTACGAAACAGGGTACTCTTTCGAGTTTCAAAACGGTTTCAACGTCAGAGTTTAATGCCGATTTCACCTACGGAGAGACTCTGACGGGATCTTACCCGCTTTCTTCGAGTATCACCCGTGAATATTTCCCATCCGGCTTCATTTTCCGACCACACATACAATCGCTTCAGAATACCCTAAACTATTACAAAAATATCAGCGCTCATTACGCATATAGTTCTAGTCTGGGAAACAAGGCAACGCAAGAATTGAGCCTGACTTCAATACCTTCTATTTTCTATGGGTCTTCTATCAAGCGCGGCACAGTAAATTTGGATTTTTACATTTCGGGAACACTGATTGGTCGATTACAAGATAGAAATCAAAATGGAGAGCTGATCCAGGTCGCCCCCCCTGGAAGTCCTGGTTCGGGGTCTGTCGCCGGCACCGTCTTATATAACGAGGGCTTTGTTGTTCTAACCGGCTCATGGCCTCTAGAGACAGGAGTATCACGAAATTATTTAGACGATATTACAAATCTTCAGACCTCATCTTGGATTTTCTTTGGCGCCGGCGCAAACGATGGCCTCCCCTCTGGAATCATCCCTAGTGCAAGTTTTACCTTTGATTTTGAGGGAACAAATTTCATACCAACCCTTACCCTGATGGCGCACGCAGAAAGGGGAGAAATGAACCATTCCAATAACCCAACATATCCCTCCGAAAACCAAGGGAAAGAATTCCAAGTTGGAACTACTGGTTTAGTCGAGCCTGAATTAGAAATAAAAAATATAGTAAGCTCTAGTTATCCAGACCCAGATGCAGATTTCGAAAAAACAACATATATAACGAAAATCGGGATTTATGACGAGAATAAAAATTTGATCGGTATCGCATCCACGGCGTACCCCATTAAAAAGACCGCAGATCGAAACCTAACCTTTAAATTGAAATTGGATTTTTAGATGATACTGGGTTTGGACATAAGCACAAGCATAGTCGGAGTATGCGTCATGAACGATAACAAAATCGTTTATACGGAGTATATCGACTTGCGAAAAACCGGAAACTTCTTCGAAAAAGCTAAAAAAGTCCAAGATTCCCTCAAAGAAATAAAAAAGAATCATAATATCGAGCACATCTTTATTGAACAGGCTCTAATGTTCTTCCGACGTGGAGGCTCGACAGCAAAAACTATGTCAGTTCTCCAGAGATTCAACGGCATTATCTCTTGGCAATGCTATCAGCTCTTCGATATGGAGCCAAACTATGTAACCCCCATCTCGGCAAGGTCAAAGTGTGGAATAAAGGTCGCAAAAGGCAAGAAAGCCAAGGAAGTCGTTATGGAACACTTTATTGAGAGTCAAGAGTTTGAAATAATTTATACCAGACACGGCAACGTCCAGAAATATTGCTACGATATCGCTGACGCGATTGTCGTTGCTCGGGCAGGACACTATTTATTACAGGAGAATCACGAAAATGTCTGAAATGAAGCTCATTATGGAGAGTTGGAGAAAGTTTGAGAAAGAATATGAGATCCCCAAAGCCGCAGAAGAAGAATTATATCTAAGTCCGGTCTTTCTATTTGAAAATAATTCAAAAAAGCATGCAAACACGATGACCTTCGGAAAACTTTTTGAGAATCTTGAAAATAATAAAATCTCCCTCGATACTGCTCTGAAGATGTGGGAAAAGTCAACACTTTATGAAATTTCCCAAGCGCCCCAAGAAGAAAAAGAAGTTTTGGAAGAATTATTTGGAAAGCGGGGATGGGAAAAGGAGGCCTCCTCTCAGGCAAAGGATGCTGGAGAAGAAGACCCCACCAGAACAAAGGCAGACGACGCAAAAGACGCAGTGAAAAAGAAGGGCCTCATTATGGGTTCTAAAATTGTATTTCAAATAATTGGCAAGGGGCTAATTTTTAGAAAAATGGTATCCCAAGCAATACAATCCGCAGCAAAAAAAGCCCAAGAACTGCTTGGCTCCATCAAAGATAAGGGTACTTTGGGGAAGGTTGCTTCTGTGATTGGAAATATCGTTCTAAAAGCTGCAAAAATGTTTCTAAAAGCAGTTAAAACAATAGGCAAGCTGATTGTGGCTGCTTTGGGAAAATATAGTAGTATTATGGGGCGCCCCGACGTCAAATTAGCATTGATTGGCCTCTGTTTGGCTTTGGCAACTCTTTCTATTTGGTTCCCGGCCTTCTATGTTATAGTTCCTTTCGCCCTCAAGAGGGCTGCAAGAATTGTTGTGGGTACTGCGGCCAAGAAGGGGTTTAAAAAGGGAAAAGACCTAGTCATGAATAAGGTCAAAGCTGGCAAAGAGAGTGCAGAAGCTATGGCTGAATCTCTAAAAAGGCAGCTAAATGAAATAATTGAAAATCTGGAATGGGCCGACGATGTAAAAGATATTTCAAACGCAATCGGACGCGCCATTTTACAATTGGCGGACGAAGTTGGAGATTCAAATTCTACAATGGCCATAAAAACTCTGGCCGCTCAAACTAATGACGGCTCTTTTTCCAGTATGGCAGTGGAGTTCGCGACCGAAGCCGATGCACATACCAAGGATGCTCATGACGCCATGTCGATGCTCTATATGGCGGAAAAGAAGGTACGCGCCGCAAAAAACACGAAACAAGCAATGAAGATCTTGAGCGAACTTGATGATAACGCCGCAGAAATAGGGCAAATGGGAACCACCGTAGCAAAAAAGGCGCTAGAATTTGCTGGACAATTGTGCGAAGCAGACGAGGAGTTTTGCGCCAGCCAAGCCCAGTTGACCAAGGATCTCGCAATCCTAACAGATTCTAATATAAAAGCCGACTTGGTCGATTGGGCTCAACAAACAACGAAAAAAGTCGGAGGAAAAGTAGTTGATGCTACCTCTAGTCAGGCGGTTGTATCAACTTCGGATTCAGTAAATACCTCTTATGTCTCGGGTTACGACAGCGCACTCCCTGAATCGTAAAATAATTCTTGACAAGTAGTGGTGGTTATGTTATATTATTATTATGGACGAAAAGCTTTCGATTATAACGAGCTTTCTTGGGAAATCTCATAAATCAAACAACGAGCATTTATTTCAATGTCCGTTTTGTAAGCATCACAAGAGGAAATTCTCTGTCAACATCCAAAGGGGTGTCTACAAGTGCTGGATTTGTGATCAGAAGGGTAGAAATCTTTATCGATTGGTTCGAAAGTTTGGTTCACAAAAGGATCGAGAAGCATGGAAGGCGTTTTCTGGCGAGAAAACCGATCTAAATGACTTCGAAAGTCTTTTCGAGGAAGAGGGGGAAGACAATTTCGAACAAATAGTTGAAATGCCTCCAAATTTTCACACCCTAACTGGAAACTGCAAATTTAAGGCACCCCTGCGGTACCTTGAGGGGCGAGACATTGGCAGAGGGGACATCCTAAAGTGGAAAATCGGCTTTTGTTCCGATGGCCCATTCAAGGGAAGGATCATAATCCCATCATTTAACGAAAACGGAGACTTAAATTATTTCATAGCAAGAACATTTACAGACGATTATAGAAGATATAAAAATCCTCCAGTCAGTCGCGATATCGTATTCAATGAATTATATATCGATTTTGATAAAGAGGTCACAATTGTTGAAGGAGCGTTTGATGCCGTCAAGGCAGATAATGCGGTTCCTATTTTGGGCTCAACAATTAGAGAAACATCTAGATTATTCAAAAAGATAGTCCAGAACAATACGCCGGTTTTGTTGGCATTAGACCCAGATGCAAAATACAAAGCCAATAACATCAAAAGATTATTTTTTAAGTACGGTATTGAAGTACGAGAATTGCAATACGATGATGAGAGGGACGTAGGCGATATGTCCAAAGAAGAAGTAAAAAAATTAAGCCAAGAAGCTCCGGGGATTAATGAAGAAGATACATTAATCTCCGCAATTTTTGACTTATAGGAGAGAAAGTTTGAAGTTTGCTCACATTGCGGACACGCATATCAAAAATTTGAAATATCATTATGAATATAAAATTGTATTCGAAAAATTATACGACATCTTGAGAAAAGAAAAGCCAGACTACATTGTACATTGTGGAGATATTGCCCACACAAAAACACAAATCAGTCCAGAGTTCGTGGAAATGTGCTCTGATTTCTTTAGCAGTCTTGCTGATATCGCCCCGACCTATGTTATCCTCGGAAACCACGATGGAAACTTGAAAAACAGCAGTCGTCAGGACGCCTTAACCCCCATCGCAGACGCT